AAGTTACGTCCTGTACAGTCATTAGCACCTGAACAAATCCGTGCTTTATGTTTCTTCTTTGCTACTGAACAAACCGCAATTACTGCAATTTTCATCCGTAGCCTTATCGGACATGACGCATTTCAATCAGATAGCTTTAATTCTGCATCACAGTTAGTTGAAGTGCTGGAGTCAGCATTCCCATCAATAGAACAGACTATTAAAGTCGTACTATTAGCTCAAATGACTACAGATAACGCTGATGAACAGCATTAAAGTAACCTTACTTCATCATACACCACTACACATTGCGGCCGATGGTGCTCGTACTTGTTGGGCTTCACAAGACAAATCTGATACTTCTGATTGTGTACATGACTTATTTCATTGGATGCATGATCAGATGTCGGATAATGAGTTTGCCATTAAATGGGGAATAGAGCCCTCACTAAACGTAGAAATTGGTCCTAAAGACCTAGCTCTCATCGACCGCGTAGGTAATCAGTACCACCACGCCTCAATTCTCGAGCACATTTCATTCAATTTCTTCATTGACGGTATTTCACGTGCCTGCCTTCAGGAATTAGCTCGTCATCGTATCGCTTCACTATCAGTCAAATCTACTCGCTATACCCTCAAAGAACTCAAGTCAGAAGAACCATTCACAGCGTATACAGACATGGACGATCAAGAGTACTACCCTAATGGTTATGAACGTGCAGCTAAGTACCTCGTACTTACATCAAACCCTAAAGTCAATCGCATGTCTATCTTAGCACTTGATAACCTACGTGACTTACTTAACGAAGGCATCTCGAACGATCTGTGCAAGTACGCACTACCTGAAGCGTATCGTACTCAGCTTACCTGGTCAATTAATCTACGCTCTTTACAGAACTTCCTCTCACTGCGCACCTCACCTAAAGCTTTACCAGAAATTCAGCATCTTGCTCGTCTTATCTACGAGGAATTACCACCTGATGCTCAATCACTAGTTCGACACTGCGTATATTCTAATGACCTTCCTTGAATGGCGTACAGCCCACACAGAGGCTATGTCCACTATCTTATCCAATTTACCACCAGATACAGACCCAGTAGCCTACTTCCAGCATTCCAATATGATTGTAGCTCAACCCAACTACTGTCCACTTTACCCAGGAAAATGCCATGACACCCAAGACCCTGCTTTCAACTGCTATTTCTGCGCTTGTCCTTTCTTTACTGCTAGTGACAATATTCCTCTATATACTTTACGAGGTAGTGATCACTTTAGCAGTTGCAGCATTGGCTCTAAGTTCGCTGACATCTTCACTGCTAATAACGTTTCTCAGTGCGACTGCACACATTGTCTAGTACCTCACCGTACGTCATTCGTACGTAAATACCTTAAGGATTATCATGGCTAATTTTATTCTCACTCATGACTGGATTATCACACTCATCGGTTTTATTATATTCAGTACACTATTCCTTACTATGAAGTATTGGCTAGTTTCAGACAAGACCTATGAGGCAGCGGCTTTTGCAGTTGTATTCTTTGCAGGTATAGGCTTTGTCACTGTACTTCGTGATCTCATCTTATGGATATGCAAATGACACTACGCATTCAACCTCTCAACGAAAATTTCATCTTCCCTCGCTACGCAACAGATGGTGCAGGCTGCTTCGACATCTTTGCACCTCGCGCTTACACTCGAGACGACTGGTCTCCTACATTAGTTTGTCAAGACCGTTATCACGACTTCTCAGAGGACATCAAGGTAGGCTACTCACTAGAAATCCCACTAGGTTTCGCTGTACAGTGCCCTTATGAGTGGACCTTCGACATCAACTCACGCTCAGGTCACGGACGTAAGTACCTTGCTACTTTAGCCAACTCCACAGGCATCATCGACTCTGACTATCGCAATGAAGTCATAGTCATCCTACGTTCAGCCGTACCATTTAACATCCCACTAGATACTGCCTGCGCTCAAGGCTCACTAGTTTATCGCCCACCTGTCTATCTAGACATAGTAGATGCTCTCGACCCAGTCGAAGTTACTGCTACTTCTCGTAAAGACGGTTTCGGCTCTACCGACAAGGCTTAACTATGCGTACTATCCCACCAATCGGTAAGTGTGAACACAATGTTCTACTTAACGAACGTTGCGTTCACTGTGAAACTCACCATATTTTCCCATCACCATCATTCCCTGCATCGTCCGTCACTCTAGCTGATATCGAACGTGCACTTAACGATACACACACCCTCATCAAAACCTACTTAAAGGATTCTAATGGCAAAGTCTAATCGCTCATTTACTCGCTTTTCTGCACCATGTACATTCGCCACAGTTGATCGCATCTGTTCTACCATCAGTCGCAATCCTTACAACTTCAAGGCCGGTCACACCATGACTGCAGCTCGCTTAGTTCAACTATTCGGCTGGCTACTCCCTTTAACTACCATCAACACAACTAGCATCTCTATCAAAGACGGTCTTAACTTAGTCTCTCTACAAGCTAAAGCAAATGCAGTCCTAGCTGAACGAGGTGTTCGCCTCAAGTCTCAAGACTACTATCAGTACTTCACTGTTCAAGACATCCCATCAGTCACTAAAGAGATCGCTGTCTACCAGTCAGTAGCTCAGTACAAAGACAAAGCTGGCAAAGTTTTACGCCAGGGCTTATCAGTCGGACGCAACAAATGGTCACTTCTCCGTTCAGCTGAGAAAGAACGACCAGCACTCCGTATCGCCAATCATCCGTTCTAGCATAAGGGGTTCGCCCCTTTAAGGAGTCTTTATGCCCACTTACTACCTAGCTCGCTACCAACTACCTAACTCTTCTATGTTCTACATGTTTAAGTTTGATATTGACAGCCGTTTAGTCGGCTTCAAAGAAACGAATGACCTTATCAACTTTACTGAAACTTGGCTACTTACCGCTACTAAATCACTACGTATACCGACTGTTAATTGTCGTAACTACCTAATCCAATGTCCATCAGATCTAGCTAAAGTCCCTGACTTAGTAGTAACTCAAATTCCTGATTTATCACGTAAGTCTTTAGCTTCCGTCTATCCAGAATACTTCATATAAGGACTACTCATGTCAATTAACCGTCATTCGTTCGACCAAGCTATTGCTAACATGTACAGTAGCCCTATCTATGCTAATTCCTACCTATTCTATGCTCACTTAATCGGTATGTGCCATGTTCACTTTGACAACGCCATGCAAGCACCTGCTGCAATCAACTTTACTCATGATCACTACAACCTATACATCAACTTAACTGGCATCGACATCCTCGACGAACAAGGCCAACCAGCTGTAGACGAGAACGGCAAGCCTATCCACATGCCAGGCTTCGACGACTTACCACTTGAGCAACGACTCGGTATCCTTAAGCACGAGATGCTACACATACTTAACGGTCATATCGCCCGTAAAGAGGATCGCGATCACACCTTATTCAACTACGCTACTGACTGCGCCATCAACCAGTTTATTGATCGCCACCATTTACCTGACAAATGTATCTTTCCAGACAATCTACTCCCTACTGGTACAGTACCGGAGAAGCTCACTGCCGAACAATACTACGAGCTTATCTACCAACAAGCTAAGAAGTCTCCTAAGTTTCTAGGCGGTAAAGGCTCTAGCAGCAATAAAGGCAAAGGCGAGTTACTCGATGACCATACTAAATGGGACGAGTCTGTCGGCGATGAGGAACTACGCAAGGACCTAACTAAAGACATGATCGAGAAAGCAGGCAACGCCACTGCTAAGTCTCGCGGTAACACCCCATCAGCTTTTAGTGACTGGCTCGAGCTCAACACTATCAAACGCGAAGTAGATTGGCGTCAAGTCCTACGCAATATCGTCGGCAACAAGCGCATCAATACTCGCAGGACTATTCAACGCCAAGACCGTCGCTTACCTAACTTCGAATGGATCAAGGGCCGTACTAAAGACCGTCAGTTCGACCTCCTAGTTATAGCCGACGTATCTGGCTCTGTCGACGACGAGGCCTTCTTGCGCACTATGTCAGAAGTCCAGCAGATTTGTCGCCTTTACAACACACCAGTTAATCTAATCCAGGTAGATACTGAGCCTAGTTCACCAGAGAAGCTCACTGCACAAACTCGCAAGTTAGAGCGTAAGGCTTGTGGCGGTACATTCTTATCACCTGCCCTACAAATGGCTGCTGAGCACCGTCTCAACTACGACGCTATCATTGTTACTACTGACGGCGAGCTATCAGAACGCGATGTCGAAGCTTTCCTTAACACCAACAAGAGGGTCATATGGCTTATCGAAAAAACGGGCACAATAATGCCTGCTATGAAGTCTGGGCGAATGATCGCATGCAAGTTGAAGTCGTAGCTCATCCAGCCATTCCACACGAAGACTTGCAGACATTCGTCTCTGCTCTATCTAGTGGTCATATCACACGCTTACGTCTCGACTATAGCCATCTTCACTACTATAATTGCGCTAGCGACTCTCATCCATGCTCAACCTGTCCATTCGATGAGTTATGCTCCCACTACATTAAGCAACCGCAAACTGATCGACTTATTTCAGAAGTTCTTACCTATTTTCCTGAATTAAAGGTCTAACTATGGAACCGCCTAAGCGAGTACTAGACGCATTCCTACTTGCTGTCTTAGGTAACTATGTAGAGATCTACTATGATCCTGACTTAGGCTATATGTTCGAATGCAGAGATACTAATTGTAGTGCCTGCCCTTATTTGCACCACTGTAAAGAAGGCACCTACAATCCCACTATTGTCGAGTACGTACTTGCAAATCACCCTGAGGTATTACTATGAAGTATCGCAGTATTAAGAAAGTCGCTTATGAAGCTATTGTTCAAGGGTTTGCCTATGGGTATGACGACGTACAGGGTATTTCTTGTAATATAGATCATTACTGCGACGCCTGTCCAGCCTATAAGTATTGTGGCACTTGTTACGATACGCGATTTAGATTAGCTATTGCTACAATCTTCAAAGACCACTTAGAACTAAGGATATAGCGATGACTGTATGCAATGATTATCAATTTCCCCTTTACGTCTATGATCTTGCAGCAGATCCTGACTTCTTTCCAGAGCCGTTCTCTTACGTTATTCGCACTGAACATCGCGATAACGCCACTTTCTTACGTACTGCTTGCTATGACATCCCTTGTGAAGTATGCATTTTTACTACTGACTGCAAGAAAGGCATCAACCGTACTGAAACTCTCGGTGCTCTACTCAAAGAAAAGTTCCCTGAACTACTTATCTAAGGACTACTATGCACAACTACGGCTTAACCATCAATTCGTATAGCGGCTCTATCCCACGTTTAGTAGTCTCTAGTTCAGCTTCTACTACCCACAAAGCCGACTATTTATCCTCTACTATTGCGCCAGGTGTAACCATTCCTTTACTTGAATCGTACATCCAGCCGTACGAACATCAGTACATCGCTGATCTTTACGCCAAGGAACGTGCCATTATTCAACAGCGTCAGCTCTACATGCAAGAGTTACGCCGCCTATTTAAGGCTCGCTGTCAGCCAGTCCTCGATAATCTGCCTCTTACGCATCCAGAGCTACTTATATGATTGACTTTAAATGCTCAAATCCGGCAGATATTGCCGCTATTAACAGCACACTTAAGTCTACTGCTGTACCATTCAGCGCACACAAGCATGTGCCTGCTCTTTTTTGCTACAGCTCTGAACATGGCCATTGGTACTATGAAGTACTCAAAGTCCCAGCTCGCTTTCAAGCTTATGTAGACCATCTTATACCTCGCTATGACGCAGCTCCTCATGCTGTCGACATTTCATTTTACCACCCTGAATTACTAATTTAACTAGGAGATCCTATGACCATCAACGAATCAGTTCACTTCTTAACAGCTTGCGACTTAGCCAACAAGTCTCCACTTATCCAAGGCGTACATGGTCTAGGTAAATCAGAAATCATTCGCCAATATGCCGCTGAACACAACATGCACTGTGAGACTCTCATCCTCTCCCTTATGGACGTAGGTGACTTAATCGGTCTTCCACGCACTATCGAAGTTGGAGGCACTCTCACCACCACTTGGGCTAGTCCTGACTGGTTTCAGCGTGTAGTTAATGCCGCATATCCCACCACTATGTCTAGAGACCATCTCAAGTTCAACGATCCACTATTCGCTGACTTTGCGCTACCTCGTCTCTCTAGTTCAGTTGAGCGTGCTGAACTTAACGCCCTCTACTGCGAGTACACCGGCCAGTACAACGACCAGCTTTTACTCCTTACACAAAACTTAGTTACTTACACTAAAGGACGACGTTCAGTTGTATTTTTGGATGAGTTTAACCGCGCACCTGTAGACATCCTCAATGCCAGCTTACAGTTAGTACTCGACAAGCGCCTTCACTCGCACATGTTACCTACTGTCAACGGTCTCCCAACATTCGTAGTTGCCGCTATCAACCCATCCGACGCCAACTACACTGTCAACACCTTCGATCCAGCTCTTCTCGACCGTTTTGTACATGCTGTTGTAGAGCCTGACGCATCAGCCTGGCTTGAAAACTACGCTCGCCCTAAGAACGTAGCTCCTGTCATTCGTGACTTCATAGCTGAGCACCCAAAGCGTATTCACTACACATCAGCCAATTCAGACATCGGTGCTACTCCACGCTCATGGGCAGCTCTATCTGACCTAGTTGCCAACTTCGACAAAGTCCCACCAGAAATCCATTTTCAAGTAATCAAGGGCTGTATTGGCGCAGAGGTAGGCTCTCAATTCTACTCCTACTATAACAACTATGTCCACGTAGTTAAGATGGAGGATATAGAGAAGCTCATTACTACTCAAGCCAAGAAGAAGAACTCTACCGTCGAAACTATCGGTGCAGCTGTCTCTAAGCTTATCGAGAAGCAAGAGGCCTTACAAAAGACAGAGCTTGCAGAGAACTTCTACTCTAAGTACATCAAGTCACCTGACGCCGCTACTGCTGCACCACTTATCGCCTTCCTCTATGGTCTCGACTTAGAGATCCTCAATGGTTTCCTCAAAAACAAGAAGGACAGCGACGTTCAATCATACATGCGTTTAGCTGAATTCGACAAAGCCCTCAACGACAAAGGCCTCTTCAAGCGAGTTACTACTAAACTTTCATAAGGACACTTATGTTTATTCCTAGCGCATATCCGTCAAGTGGCCCATCTAACTTCTGCGCACCACTACAACTAACTAATCCACACGACTTAGTAACCAAATTATTAGGTAATGCTTGTGATTGGTTTATTGCTGGTGGTTGTATGTATGCTGATTATACAGACGTCGATGTATTCTTCCCTACTGAAGAGGACTTCATTGTAGCTACTGCTGTAATGTCCAAAGACAGACCACCTCGTTGTACACTCAACGCAGACACATATTCCTTTGACTACCCTGCTCCTGAAGTCCAATTAATCAAGCGTCACTTCGGCACTCCACTACAAATCCTAGCCGATTTTGACCTCAATAAGTCTGCATATGCCATCGACTCTCATGGCAAGCACTACTACAGTCCTGACTTTACTTTACCCCTTTGCATACGTCCAGCCGGCTTTCGTAACTCAACTATGAGTCGTTTTTGGAAGTATGCCGTTCGCAAGCGTTGCACAACTACTTCAGACAGCATCAAGCAAATGTACGCAATTGCTTATGCTAGTCTAGACACAGTCCTCGATGAGTATTACCAGCACAACAACGTTCCTGTACCATACGACTATCGCGAGTTTCGCACTATTGTCCCATCATACATCGGCTTTACTCCATTCCTCGAGTGGCTTTCTACTCATCCTTCTACTGAACAGCTCATCATACTATCTAAGATTTTTCAGTATAACGAGCATTTTGTACCACTGGAATCAATGTCATTATCGCAGCAATTCTTCTTTGCCACGACTCTACAGCGCTCCTACTACTCTACTATTCCACTACAAATCTACTCTACTATACCGGAGGCCTTCTTATGATGCTCGATATTCTCAGACGACCTATCAAAGTAGGTGACTCAGTAGTAGTACCTGGCTATAATTCAATCCGCCTCGACACTGTCGCAACTATCATTAAGGTCAACCGTCTTACTTGCACAGTAGAGCTTTCTGCTCATCGTTGGCGTAGAGAGAACGGCCAATGGATTTCTTACCGTGAGCCTGCTCTAATGCGCCGTCGTCCAACTCAGATTATGGTTGCAGATGCACAGTTAGCCGATAACCGTTCTACTTACCCAGAAACACAGTTATGATTCATTTACTCCAATTTACACCAACCTCCTACTGTACTTACGACGATGTCACTAATAGTTCTGGTGGCAACTACGCCACCGCTGCACATTCCCTCAAAATATTTACTAGATCAAATACGCCAATTACTCGAGTCAATTCACTTGAAGACTACATACATACCATCATAGCTGCTAATGGATATACACAACTATTAGCCCATTACACCGCGTCTAACATAGACGATTTTCTATTACTATACCCTGAATTATTCATCTAAGGATTCACATGACTATGCTTCAACTAACTAAAGCTGAACTAGATAAATACGACGCATTTAACTTGAAGCTTAACTCTAACATTCAGCGCGTTACTAATGCTATTCCTTTCCAAACTATCGAGCCTCGTGTCAAGGCTATGATAGCTGTTACTCAACTTACCGTCTTTGCCTCACAGTTTCGCCGCAATGTACGCCTATGGGACGACACCCTAGTCCCAATCAATACCATCTCATTCGCCATCTTAGGCTCAGGCGCAGGCAAGGACTCATCAGTTAAGGCTGCTCGCAAATGTTTTGCACCTGGCTACGACTTACTCCTTAACACTCGCAAGTCTATCGAAGTACGTGCTGCTCAAGTCGCTGCTGCTAATGCTGGCGAAGAGTCCACTCTCGAGTACGAAGTCTACAAGAAGTACATGCGCCCACTTCCACCTATCGACATTATGCCTACTACAGGCCCAGGCCTCATTCAGCATATCAACGACGTCGGTGATTTATCCCTCAGCGCCTCATTCGTCTACTCAGGTGAGTTCTCTGACGAACTAGCTTATAACCAAGACATGATGGAGTGCATCAAGATCCTTTCAGAAGTCTATGATACCGGCGACAAAGAAGTCAAGTATACCAAAGGCACAGAGTTCCGCTCTAAAGCCATTAATGGTCAAGCCGTCTCAGCTCTCATGGTCGGCTCACCAGGCCATATTCTCTATGACGAAGCTACCAAGAAGAAGTTCCACGTAGCGTTCATGTCCAAATTAGCTCGTCGATCATGGTTCTGCTATTCTCCAGAGAATATCCCTGAACCTACTTTCGACTCAGTCGACTCTATGCTCGAGTACGAAACCAAGTTAGAGCTCGACGCCTTATCCGCTCGCAATGCTATGTCCCAACACATCAAGTCCGTCACTGAGTACGGCTTATCTACTGCCGGCACAGAGATCTCAGTCCCTGAAGAAGTATTCCGCCTATTTAAGACCTACAAACGTTACAACTCTGAACTAGCTGATTCCTTTCCTAATCAATCCTCTACCAGTGTCCTTATTCGCCGCCATCTTCAATGGAAGGCCATCAAATTAGCAGGTGCATTTACCATCTTTGACAAATCCTCCTCTATCACCGCCACTAACTACATAGACGCTATCCGCTTTTGTGAACTACTCTCCAACGATATGGCCTTATTCGAATACGACTTATCTAAGTCCGATCACGAACGATTCGCCGATTATATCCGCACACAAGTCCTACTCGATGGTAAAGCTACTATCAGCCTTCACGACTTAAAGAAGCACAACTTCATCACCGCTGTTTCGCATACCAAGCTTAAAGAACTCATCGCCTTAGCATCCGGCTATGATAAGTCAGGCGTCTACTCACTAGTTAACGATGGCACAGCTATTCTCTATGAACCGATCGTAAAAACCGATGTTATCAACGTCTCATATAAGCCCATCAACATATCTCACCTAGAATCGGCCATTATCGCTAATGACGCCGACGCTATTGCCAACGCTAAGCGTGACTTAGCTACTTCAGCAGTTTACGGCTTCGAATCCGGAGAGACCTCATTCGCCGACTTAGCTCATCTCTTATCGTCCTCATACGCCTATTCACCTTTCCGCTTTAAAAATGGCGTACGTGGCAAGGACAACATCCTCGGCGGTACCAAGTGGTTAGTCTTCGACATTGATCACTCACACATCAGTGCATCCGAAGCTCATTTCATGCTTTCCGATCTCAATCACCATATTGCCCTATCTACTAACGTCTCCAACGACTATAAGTTCCGTGTCCTACTTGAGCTAGATTCCGTAGTTGACCTTGACAATCTCACCTGGCGTCATTTCTACCGTCTCGTAGCTGAGCATCTCGCTTTAGAAGTCGACTTACTTCCCCAATCACAGATCTTCTTCTCATATGCAGGTCGCCCTCTTATGTCAGTCACCGACGCTACTCCACTCGAGGTACGTCCATTTGTCATGACTGCCAAAGACCGTGTTACCAACTCACCTACTATCACCCCTCTCACTACTGCACAGAAGAAGCTCCTTCTAGCAGATAGCATGACTACTTTTGCCTTCGCTTTCAATGCTCCATTTGGCGCAGGTTCTCGCAGTGTTATCCGCGCTATGTACTACCTCAAGGAACTCGGCGGCACTTTAGCCGAAGCCTTATCACTCTACGACGACATCCAAGACTACTGGGAGCTTCCTTTCGAGCCCACCCGCTCTGAGGCCATTCGCCAGCAAATCCGCCGTATGTTCTAAGGACTACTATGATTATAGCTTCTCAACGCATGCATAAACACTCTAATGATGTAGCTATTCTCGTAGCCTGGCGAGAAGCCGTTCGTGGCTATCCTACTACTGCAGCTATTGTTTTTAATCTCGCTGGACAGCCTAGTGGTTGTGTTTCCTTAGGGTTTTGCGCTAACTGTCGCTTTCGCGATTTCTGCGGCAAAGAGTCACCGTCTGTAGCACATATGTTCACTAGTTTATCTAGTACACATCCCGAATTACTTATCTAAGGACCACTATGGCAATTATCACCGATTCTCAATCTAACATCTTAGACACTAGCGGCCTTTCTATTAACGAGTTCACCATCAAGGCTGATGCTGCTATGTTCGCTGTCTTAACTCAGCGAGTATATACCGACTTAATTAGTGCACCGATTCGTGAATGGTCGACTAATGCAGTTGACGCATGTCTTGCCGCTGATCTACCTATCAAGTTCCATGTCCATTTACCTACTCTCGCAGAACTCCACTTTTCTGTTCGCGACTACGGCACTGGTTTAGCACCTGACGACATTCTCGGCCTATTCACCATCCTAGGTGAGTCGTCCAAGCGCAACTCCAACTTATACAACGGTCAGTTCGGCTTAGGTCGACTCTCAGGCCTAGCCTACTCCAGCTCCTTTACCGTCGACTCTTATCACAATGGCGAGCATCACTCTTATCTCATCTCGATGCAAGATGGTATACCTATTGCAGCTCATTTATCGTCCTCACTCACTGACGAACCTAATGGCCTTAAGCTGTCCTTACCTATTAAACCTACTGACATTAGCTCCTTCTACACTAAGGCTCAACGCATTTTCCTTTACTTTACTCCTCGTCCGACATTTAACATAGATATGATCTTCCATGACTCTAAGCTCCTCCATATATCTGACGAGTTCCTATTTGACGGCAACTTGAGTGGCTACCACGACAACTACATCCTCATGGGCAACGTTCTTTATCAGATTCCATCTAGCATCAGTAATGGCGGAGTATCTCGTCTAGTTATTACCGCACCAATCGGAGCAGTCTCTATCAATCCAGGCCGTGAGTCTTTATCTCTTACTGATTCAACCATTGCTTATCTAACCGACGCATTTAAACGTGCCAATACTGCGATTGCTACTTATGCAGATATTTCTATCTCATCAGAACCTACTGACTTCGCCCGTTTAAAGGCCTACTCGCTACTATCCGAATCTTTACCGTACGCCATGCGAGGTACTATTTCCGTTACTATTCCATCCGGCTCGTACACCGCAGGTCTTATCCCTAGCTTAACTCTCAACGAGCATACAGACATCCATATCCGTCTTCCACTATCATTCCGCTATTTTCAGCCTAACGCGGCTAAGTCTTATGACTGTAATGATCGTAATGTTCGTCCATCACTATTTACCGCCTGCCATTACCTAGTCCTTAACACAACAGCTCCACTACTAGAAGCCGTCAATGCATTTCGTGCCACACTTCCAGCTCGTTCGCAAGTTATGGTCATCTCACGTCAGTCAGGCACTAAACTCCCTGAACTAGTTCCACTCGCTTCAGAAATCCTTACTGACTTAGGCATACCTTTCACTCTAGCTTCCTCATTAGTTGCTGACCGTACAAAGACTAAAGCACTTACTCCACGCGAAGCTGGCATATATGTATGTCGTGCAAATCTTACTGACAATACTCTCAAGTTTGATAGCGGGACATTGGCCTTCGATGACGCCACTTACTATTATTTCGAACTTAATGGTTATACACCAGCTAATGCAGATGCGCTTGCTATAGCCACTGCATTTTACGCCTTGCCTGTAAAAGCTCGCGAACGTGTATGGTTAGTAGGCGTTCAGAAGAAGTACTTTTCCGCCGTACAACAACTCGATTCATTTCAGCCTGCTTTCGAAGCTATTCAATCATACTTCAATGCAAATCATCTTACTGTTATTGACTCTACTTATATGAGTACATACTTAACACACGACGGCATTCCACCTATCAGTCCATCTAAGTATCAAGTATTCATCGACGAGTACACAACTCGCTCATTACTACTTACTGATTGGTACGTTACTTCGGACCTATTCAACAAGTTCGCGCCTGTTTTCAACATTCCGCATACTTACCACAAGCTCACTTACACGCGTACAGAGATTGAGCAGTTTTATCCTATTTTCTCTAAGTTACAGCATTACAACAGCGGTCAGTCTGATGTCAACTATTACATGCAATTGGAGGCATACCGTGAACGTACCTCACATTCTTATGACGAACGGGGACATCCTCTTCACTTTACCTGAAGGTCCTCACTACGTTACTCCGATGTCTTTCAATTACCGCCATATTAAGTCCTTACTTCCCATCACACTAGAGGACTTAACCCCATTACTAGTTCAACCGCCTACTCCTGATGGTGTCTACTATGTACATGCTTCAGATCGCCTTTATGCTCTTCATGTTATGCCTGCTGGTCAAATGTTTTATCTAACGTTCGTCTCTCAAATAGAGATAATGTCGTCTACTACTATACCAAACAAAGAATGCCATGGCGTCTATGTCTGTATAGAAGACATCCTAACAGATTATCCGGAGTATTTCCTATGACTATTAACATCGAATTAGTTTGTCGCGAGTGCTTAGGACCACTCTATTTCGACTACGATAAGAGTTTGGACCGTTACCGTATTGAACCTTGCGAGTGTACTCTCGAGGAAATTCGCCAGCTCAAGTTTGAGCTAGAGTCTGCTATTGCCCTACTCGACGAATGTCGCCCATTATGTCCGGAGCTATTCATATGACTCTCGACATAGCCCATCAACTAGTTAAAGAAGGCACATTCGTCATCGACGTTATGCGCCAACCATCCATTCAATGTGCTTTTCTTGGCCCTTGCTCAAACTGCGAGTACGCAACGGATTTAAGAAGTATTAACTGCCCTGACTGTTACGCGTTTCGTTTAGATATCACTAACTGCGATAAGCTTTTAGAAAGTTATCCCGAACTAACCATCTAAGGACGAATATGCGTACTAATTTAGGCGATTTAACGATTGGTAGTTATGCAATAGTTCGAACGGGCTCTGGTATATACTATGCACGTCTAGAAAATATCAGCACTAAATCAGATATGACGAGGGCAGTATTTATTGTCAGACAGACGTTTATAGGTGTACAGCCCGTGCCTGCGACACTAGTAGTAAACTACATCGATTTTAGTGCAAGTGGTCTTACTATACTATGGAAAGGTGCATATTCGCTTGATGCAACTGACATTAAAGAACTTTTACTTCAACTTAACTTCCCTGAACTAATCATCTAAGGACACACATGAGTTACTTCACCTACAATCAAGGTCTTTCCACCACCAACGGAGCTTTCCGCATTTCAGCCTCTCAACTTAGCAAATTCTTCGATTCCACTTCCCAGTGGTATCGCGAGCACCTTCTTGGCGAGGCTGGCTTCGAAGGCTCAGTCAATTCCCACTTAGGCACTGTAGTTCACGCAGCTGCTGCTATGTACATTGACTCTAAGTCCATCAGCAAGTCAGAGATCGCCACACACATCTCTTCTCTCGATTCCCTCACTAGCGAGGAACGCCAGTTTATCGCTGACCAGCATAAGCCTATGATCGAGGCACTTGTTAATCAGTACCTCTCTACAGCCCACATAACCGAATCTGAATCTTTCCTCTTCCAGGAAATCTTGCCAGGTATCGGCGTTGGTGGCTCATGCGATGCCTACGATGAGCATTCTGCTTCTATCATCGACTTTAAAACTACTTCCTCAAAGACTCCGCCTACTAAGTTCCCTCGAGCTTACTGGTTTCAGCTTATGACTTACGCCTGGCTCTACAAACAACAAGGTAAGCCAGTGGACTACCTCAAGCTAATCTACGTCACAACTAACGAAGTAGGTCGTGTCTCAGAAAAGACAGGCAAGCCTCTCCAGGACTACCCATCTACTGTAACCATCCTTACTGAGCAAGTCACTGCCGAATCACTCGAGCTTATCGAGGGCTGTATTCGCCTAATAGCTGACTCTGTAGCCTACTGGCAGTCGCATCCTGAACATCGTTACTTACTTGCTCAAGATTATCGCCTTAAGCTACCTACTAAGGCCACCCCTACACTATTCAAGGACTAGTTATGCCCTCTTACTTAATTGAGCCTTTATCAATTACTCAATCCGGTAGATTAACCGGCAAATCAGTCCGTACTTACGAACTTGATGACGACAACCAGCTTACCGGCGTTGTATATTCGCTAAAGAACGGCTCACTAGTTAAAGGTACTGGCACAAAGAAAGTTAGCGGTTGGAGGCCTATTAGCCGCCATCCTGTGCATTCATCAATCCCTCCTATGAAAGACTATTGGAACTACTATCGTTTCACTTCACCTGAGTTAGCCTTACTAGCTAAGTTCTCCTCCTATTCACGCCAACTTGCTAATGTCCAAACTCAGCAACGTCAAATTGCAGCGAATCTAGCTTCACATGCTTCTTATACTAGCCAATTTGACAAGTTATCTTCTGCTTATCCAGAGTGCTTCCTATGAGACGCCGCATAGTTGAGGCTTCCTTTACTACACCTGAAGGTTTCCACGCCTTAGTTGTCTTTAACGACATGGGCCATCGCTGCGGCTATGTAGGTGTACCTCATAATCATTTTTCCGCACATCGTGCATCTGATAGTCTTTATCATATAAATGTACATGGCGGTGTAACTTTCTGCGATTCTATACACCTCGAAGGCGCATGCCCATCACTATGGTATATAGGTTTTGATTGTAATCATATGGAGGACGCACAGGACGTAGATTCGATGTACAAATACGGTATTTCGCCTTTACCTTATCATGTACAACATCCCGAAGCTACTGTCCGCACTCTAAACTTCTGCACCGACCAGTGCAACCTACTATCAGCCCAACTCGATAAAATCGAGTTATTCATTTAAGGACTATCATGTTTCTAATTAAGCAGCCTTATGCAAGTTCTGGCCTTAAAGTAACTTACAACAAAACGCTTGAGATATACGAAGGTATTCTAAATAACCGCCATTTTATAGCTACAAGTAAACACACTAAAAAAGGAAAGGTTTGGAAAGAACAGAAGATCACTACTACGAACTGTTTTTACCAGTCTGTAGTTGCAACTTTAGCTAATCTTAACCATCACCACTCCTATAGCTTAGTCTTCAGCACTTTCGATGAAGCCTACTTAGCTAAGTGCTTACTAATTGAACGTATGCGCAAAGACTATCTTCTAGCCATCACCCAACTTCAAGAGAAGCTCAACCGTAATGTCCCTAACATAGACATAGATCTCACCAATTTAAGCTCCCGCTACCCTGAATATTTTATTTAACTCAACACAAAGGAACCATATGTCAGTTAAGCTACTAATTAGCTCTGAAGCTAATGCCGGTAAGACCACTCTTACCAAATCACTCAAAGACGCGCTTGTCGTATCACACGACGGCAAGAAGTATCCATTCAAAGTACCGCACGTAATGGTCGATACATTCGACTCATCTACTGCGCTGATCAATCTAATCAACCAGAAAATTCTCGCTTACAAAGAGAAGTTTGGTGCTTACCCGAAGACAATCGTTTTCGACTCCGTCTCAAAGATCTTCGATACTATCCTAGACAACTGCTCGGCTAAGCACACTGGCTTCAAAATATATAGCGAGCTCTCTCGAGAGATCCACGACATCACTGACTACGTACAGAACACCCTTATCGCCTCTGATATGAACGTAGTTCTCATCTCACATGCTATCTGGGACCAAGAGACCGCCAAGTACAATCTTGTAGGTAAAGGTGAATATCGCCTTGCTGCATAGCGATGTGCAGTTAGTACACTAATCATGTACAATATTCCTCTAATTGCTGGAAACTCTCGAAGCATAAAGTACCAAAGCGTAACAATCTTTATGTATGTGACAATCAGCAGCCAAGCCCATTACGGGAAGGTTCAACGACTAGTCGAAAGACGTAGACTCAAGTGAGTCGAAACGGGGAATCACTATTTAAGCCAAAAGTATTCCTAAATAGTGTAAGATATAGTCTATTCTGTATGGAGACATACAGCAGTCCGTTTAGGACGTTTTAAGAGTAACGACCTTAAAAGAATATTAGGATTTCCAAAAACGTGGTGGCTTCCTAGCTGAAGTAGATTACGCCCTCTTCTTAGAGACTAAGAACAACAAGCGTATCATCCATTTCCGCTCAACTAAGTTCCCTGCTCGTACTCTCCTCGACGATGATCCTGACAGCATCTCCACCGATGACTTCGATTTACAAGTTTACCTAGATCGCCTAGCTTCAGTACAGGACGCTGTAGACGAGTTCGTCCTCTAGTTATGAATCTCCATTCGGACACATTCGCCATTATTTACGACCCCGACACCAAATACTACATGCTATTCGATCGTGGTCTCTACTTCTGGCGTTCGTCTATTGCAGATCTTCTCACGAACAAGTACGCCGATCGTAGCACTACTACTCAATCACTTGTAGAAGTTGCCCACCATCAGGCCAACTTAGAGGTTCTCTACTCTTACCCATCCCGCGCTGCCTTTCTAGAGGCTCACCCAGAACTACTAATCTGACCAACATGTCGTTAAACTGAATACACAAAGGAACATACATGAACTTTAAAGTATCCACCGCTAAGGAAGCTTTATCAACTTTTGGTGAGTCTAGCTTTATCGCAGCCTCAGGTATCTATGACGTAACTATCAAATTCGCATCAGTAGACGTATCTAAAGGCGGTGCTGAATCAGTCAACTTCAATGTCGACTACAACGGCAACGACGTAACTCTCTACGGACCGTACGTCACTAACAAAGACGGTGCTACTAACGAAATTGGCGCTAAGCTAATCAACTCCCTCGCAGTAATCGCAGGTATGGGCAACGGCCAATCATTCACTACTGAAGAAGAATCACACACCGTAGGCAAAGACAAGAAAGAGCAAACGTTCACAGTCATCACTGACTTCAGCGACTTGCCTGTCAAAGTCTGGCTACAACTCGAGTATTCTCGCAATCCAGAAACTCAAGACATCAAAGAACGCAAAGTCATCAAAGCCTTTTACCGCGCTGCTGACGATGCTGACGCTGCAGAGATCGCCTCTAACACCAGCATAGGTAAGCGCCTTGCTATTGTCCAAGAGAAGTACGCCTCTAATATCACCTACAAAGACGTGACTCCAGAGGAAGTAGCTCAATGGAAAGCCAACAAAGCCGCCAACAAAGCCGCTCCTGCTAAGCCGATGCCTAAAGCAGCCGCTAAACCATCCACTAGTTTATTCAAGTAACCTCATGGGCAGCTCACCACGTAAGCCCCATTACAAAGGACCTTAATGACTTACATTAAGACCGACGAATTCGTCAACTTATGTTACGAGGCTGATTTCGACATTGCAGCCCTCGTCAAACTTCTTGACGGTCTGTACCCCGGTCGTCGTCACCGTTCAGATGTTCTTAAGCAACGCATCGCCAATTATCGTCGTAAAGGTCTTCTCCCCCTCGACAGCGGTAATTTCGTCTCCCATGGCGAACAGCTTAAGTCCACCTCCACCTTGTACGACGCCTCTGGTGCAGTTCGCATGCAGTGGATTAAGTCTGATGTACCGCGCACAGAATTCTTAGCCGCCTATGAAACCGCAATTTCAGAGCTCGCTTCGACTATCCCTGCTATCCCTATTCTAGTTCCTCCTGCCACTCCACTTCTCGCAGACTACGCCACTCTATACATATCTAATGATATACATTTTGGCGCACTCATGTGGGACAAGGAATCCGGCGCTGACTGGAATATCGATTTAGCTAGTTCAACTGTGCGTAGTGCATACGACTACTTATTTTCATGTTCGCCTTCCTCACGTATCGGCATTGTCACTGACCTTGGCGATCTAATGGAAGCTGACAACGCAAGTAACATGACTCCTAAGTCCGGAAATATCCTTGCTGTTGACTCTCGTTACCCTAAAGTACTGCAAGTTGCCTACGAATCACTTATTTACGCTATTAACTTAGCGCTACTTAAACATGAAGTCGTATACTTCTACAACATATATGGTAATCACGATCTCAACACAGGGCATGCTATTCGAGAGATTATTCGTATGGCTTTCCGCGATAATCCACGAGTAATTGTAGATACTTCACCATCTCCAATCAAGTACCATCAGCACGGCACTGTTCTCTTACAGTTTGCTCACGGTGACGGTATGAAGATGAAGGATGCTGGCGAGGTTATGGCTCATGACTGTCAAGCAATCTTCTCCTCCACTAAGCACCGCTTTGCACACCTCGGTCATAACCATGTAGACAAAGTAATTGACGGTCGTCTCTGCCGAGCAGAATCTCACCGTAATTTACCACCGCAAAATCATTGGGCGCACCATAAGGGGTACCGTGTATCTCCTGGCACAATGAAGTCCATTACCTACCATTCTGAACAAGGTGAAGTGTCTCGCAATATCTACAACATTAACTAGTCAGAGCCCACTTTACAGTGGGTTCTATACTACTTAAAGGCTTATTATGTACACACCTTATTCAGTAGCTCTTCCTATGACCACTTACTCACTTTACAGCTGTAAAGTACCTCACAACTCCCGAATCTGGTACTACCTAGTTCGCGATGACGATACTCCATACAGCACCGCTTCTTCTATCCGCAATGCATTCTCTGTCGCTATTTTACGTCGTGAACGTCAGTGCACCTCAATTACTCTCCTAGCCTCCAACTTCTCCACTTACGACCAGCTCCTTCGCGAGTATCCAGAACTTTTCATTTAAGGATCCACTATGTCTCATTTTTACGGCACTCTCGACGGCTCAAAGGGCCAGGCTACTCGTTGTGGCACCAAGTCTTCCGGCCTACTAGCTACTGCTAACGGCTGGTCTATCGGAGGCTCAGTTAAGCTTCACTACGATCCTATTTTAGGTACTGACGTCGTTTTACTGTTTACTACACGCGGTTCAGGCACTAGTGGGCATTTTGTCGCATCATTTGCGATTATTGATGACAAGCTTACTGTCCTTAATACTGGCTATCCTGAGATCTTTATCTAGTCATGTACTCTTTATACAGTTTCACTGTCAGAGGTCTTCTTGTAAATCGTCTCTATTTCCTTGTACACACACGTGGTGATATTCATCATTGCTACTACTCATCTGATACAATCAAAGGCGCTTTTAAAGCATTACTAAGCCCAATGCACTCACGTGATACAAACTTAATAGAGCCTACTTTCTTAGGCAATTTTGACTCATCTGATGATGTTATCGCTACTGCTCCAGAACTACTCATCTAAGGATGCTTATGCTTACAGTTTACATCTCGAATGACTTACCTAAGACGAGTTATTTTATTGTCTGTGCAGACGCTGCAGATGGCTGTATAACTTCCGTATACCCGACTGTCGGACAAGCTTTTGCAGCATACTACGAAGGGCGCACTATTCGAGCATTATTACAGTCTCTTTACCTTACTGAACATAGATTTACATGTCTAGGTTCTTACTCATCATACGAAGATTTTTGCACTCACTGTCCTGAACTACTCATTTAAGGCTTACCATGACTGTCCACTACTGTTCTGACCTACACCTTGACTTCTACATGAAGCCGTACAACTCTAATTTCAAGTACTTCTATAAACAGTACTTTAACGATGCTTCTGGTCAAGTTCTTATCATCGCTGGCGACATCTCGCACTACAACACGCAAATTCGTGACTTTCTCAAGTTTGTACACCGTTATTTCGCACATATCATCATAGTCACTGGCAATCACGAGTTCTACAACGTATCTAAAGGTCAGCGTGCTCAGTACACCTCACTCTACTCTAAGTTTGACGAATTACGCACTCTACTAACAGATCTACCATACGTCCATTTCCTTGACGGTACGTCTATCACCATCGACTCCATCAAATTTGCAGGCGCTATGGGCTGGTATGACTGCTCTTACTACTACCGTCTATCGCAAGGCCTCTATTCAGAGACTATGCTATCTCACTGGATTAACTACACCAATGATGCTCGCAACATCCCTACTCTCAATAACCCACTCGACCTATTCGCCATTGAACGTCCGAAGCTACTCGCCGCCTTATCCACCTCACCTGATGTCATGGTCACTCATTTCTGCCCTATCTCTGACCCTGTCGCCATTGAACGTGCTCATGTTCTTGATCGAGGCACTGGCTATTACTGTTTCGACTCTACCACATTAGGTTTCGCCCCTATTTGGATTCACGGGCATATGCACTCCGCATATTCCTTTACTCACAACTCCACCACTCACATGCGTAACCCACTAGGTTACCCTGCCGAGTCACGCTCATTCTCTTTACAATCCTTCGACATATAAAGGCTGTCATATGACCTACAAAGTACGTCAAGTTTACGACTTCTTCCGCTACGACATCCATCAAGGTATCGCCTCTCTCATCTATTTCTTCCGCGTAATTTTCCGCTTTCGTCGTTGGGACTACACTTTCCAACTCGACGTCATTCAACGCATGCTAGAGAATTGCGATCACCACTGGCGTAAGTCCCACTACCTAGGCAAGGACTTCACTCACTTACGTATTAAGGTTCTCCTCCGTATGCTCGCTCGCTATCGAAACTATTGGGACTCTAAGGGCCCATCGTCATTCAAGGAAGAGCACCTCTTACTTCAACGCTTCTTACGCGCCTATATCCGCACTTTACCTCACCTTTGGGATTGATCATGCCTCTTACTACTGAACAACAACACATTCTTTCACACGTCGTATCTACCCCTGGCCTTACTTTAGTTGACGCATGTGCCGGCTCCGGCAAGACTACTCTCCTAGTAGCCATAGCTGACGCAATTCCTCATACCAACGGCATTTACCTCTGCTACAATAAGTCCGTCTCTGTCGAAGCTCAACGTAAGTTTCCTAGTTCAACTCATTGCGTTACTACCCACTCAATGGCATATGCAGCCACTATCAAGCCCCTCAAGCTTCGCCTAGGTGAGTTCTCTTACCGCGATATCACTGAGCGTCTTCAGCAAGATCAGAAGTATTCCATTACTATGCACATTCGCTCTTTCTGCCTTTCCAAGTACACTTCATTTGCCGACTATGCCACTACCTTTCAGCTCCCTCCACTATACACTACCATCGTCAACAAGTACCTCGGTCTAATGCAGTCAGGCACTATCGAGTGCACTCACGACTTCTACCTCAAGTTATTCCATATGATGCTCGCTAACGGTTCTCTCACCTATGATCCATTCGACTTCATCATGCTCGACGAAGCCGGTGATCTCAACGAAGTTACTCTCGAAATTTTCAAGCTTCTTCCATCCACCCGCAAAGTAGCTGTTGGCGATAAGCACCAGAATATCTACCAATTCAACGACACTATCAACTGCTTCAAAATACTTGAAGGTCAGGGCACTCTCCTACCTATGACCAAGTCATTCCGTGTCTCAAAAGCCATTGCCTCCAAAGTCGAGTCATTCGGCCGCAAGTATCTTGACCCTCAAATGTCATTCGAAGGCACGGATTCTTTATCACCTGCCATTAACACTCGCGCCTATATCACTCGCACTAATTCCGCTCTTATCCAGCGTATGATTCAACTCAATGCTCAAGGCGTACCTTACTCTCTCAACCGCTCAGCTAAGGACATTTTTAAGGTTCCTCTCATGCTGTGCAACCTCAAGTATCAAGGCTTTATCACAGATCCAGCCTATAAGTTCCTCCAAGCAGATGTAGATGACTGGTACGAATCCGACGATCTTCGTTCTACTTACCCATCAATCTTCTCGTACATCTCTCATCAGTGCCCCGAGGACGTTCAACTAGCTCAAGCTATTCGCCTCCTTAGCACTCACAAGAAGAATCTCATCATTCTCACTTACGAGGAAGCTCGCAAGCATGAGAAGGCCCGTCATCCACTCACTCTAGCCACAGTCCACTCTTGCAAAGGCGCAGAGTTTGACGAAGTAACTCTTGCAGATGACTTACACGAGACTACTGCAGTTGCCCTCGACCGTATAGATGGCGGTGCAGTCCCCTCTACTAAAGACCTCGAAACTATTAATCTTTACTATGTGGCCTGTACCCGCGCAGCTAAGGTACTCAACAACGCTCGCCACCTATAGGACCCACCATGTATCAACCTATTCAAGTCACGTACCAATCTACGTCCTCACCGTACGTAGCTAATCAATGGCTGCGCTCTCTTCCTGACTTAATAGCTTGCGATACAGAGACCGCAGTCAAGTTCACCACTGAACAACTCGACGCATTTCGTCTAGAATTAGACACTCCTATTTCTAGCTCACGACGCATCCAACTTAACGCAGCACTCGAGGCTACAGCCCTCTCTCACCCATATTACGTAGATATCACCCACGTACAGATTGCATGGTCTGACCACGAGGCCTACGTGTTTATCCTCGACAACAAGCGTATTCACGACTTAGTTCTCAACTTTCTAGTCTCTACTACTCACACACAGATCTGGCACAACGCTACCTTCGACTTTAAGCACATCTACTACCATACACATAAGTTCCCACCGATCTACGAGGACTCACAGCTCTTAGCTAAGTGCATCCTCAACCATGTAGATGTCACTCTCGCTACAGTCGGCCTTAAGGAACTCGCTGGCAAGTGGTACGGTCAATGGGCCATTTCACCAGACAGCTTTACTAAGGACCAGATGTACTCACCTGATGTCCTTCTTTACGCGGCTACTGACTCTTGTGCCACCTACAAGCTTTGGCACTCTATAAAGGACTACACAAATGGCGTACACATTCCTTAACGGTTACTCATTCTCGCTACGCCTCACTCGCAGCTACGCCAAAGTACCAGCCTACTACTTTGAAATAGTAGAGTGGAACACACTGTCACCTCGCAGTTGTTGCTCTATCTCACATTTTCACTACAACTTAGGCGAGTCTTGGTTCAACTACTCTCATATAGGTCACCGTCCCCACGAATCTCGTGATGGCATTGACGCCTACTTCGAGTTCTATAAACGATGTGATGACTTCCTTCAATCTCTAGGTGTAGATAAGTACCCATCACTCTACGACTGTATCGAGCAGCTCTATCCGGAGGCTCTATTATGATCACTTCATCTACTTACTCGCCATGGTCGCTTCTGCCAGCTCCTGAACCGCGTACAGTCTCGCCACCATTAGACTACTTCTATGACCACGTAGCTAAGCACTTAATCAAAGATACTGTTCGCATTATGTCCAACGGACTTCCTATCGACTTAGATCGTGTCCAACAGCTCGAGTCATCCATTCAAATTACTCTCGACGAAGCTACTGCACGTATCGCTTCTAATCCATACGTCGCTACTTACCAGGCTCAACGGCATGCTCGCCTTATTGCCGCCTACAAAGAAGATCGCTTGTCTAAGTGTAAGGACTCTGCAGCTTACTTAGTCCCCTTCAAATCGTCAGATCCGATGCATCGTTCCTACTTTATGCACATCTTTTCTCAACGATTTGGTGTCCACCCGCCTAACGATCTACTACCAACAGGCGTCCCCAAATGGCCTGCTCTCCTCGTCAAGAAGCTCATACCATCATACCCTCTACTAGCTAAACTAGCTGATGGCTCCATTTCATCTACGCACTCTATATGCCTTGAAGCTACTCAACTACTAGCTCAACACAAAGCTGATCTCTACAACCGCAAGTATCTCGACCAGGTAGATACTCCTACTCTCGAGTTACCACCTTTTAATCCTGGCTCAGCTACTCAATTACGCGAGTTATTCGACTTAATGGGCCTCGAGTCGAGTGCTGTCTCGAAGAAAACTGGCCTTCCATCTTGGCCTCGCGACGAAGTTGAGCGCATCAGCAAAGAATATGTCGAGCCTGACATAGTTGACCTAGCTAACGCCCTTATCGACTTATCGTACGGAGACATCATTGCTACTACTTTCATACCAGCCTTCTACAAGTACACCATCGATGGTCGACTGTACGGCAACTTGAAGCTATTCGGTGCTAAGTCTTTTCGCTTAACATCGAATGAACCTAAATAAATGGGCTTTACATCAGTAATGATGTATCGAAAATACCTTAAACGGGGAAACTCCTAAGGAATGTTTAAGTAGTATTATGATACTATACAACATACCAATATAAGGACAACCTACCGTGCTAAATAATACTAATGAACAATGGCTTCCTGTACTTAAATTTGAAGGACTTTACGAAGTTTCTTCACATGGACGTATACGAAATAACCGCAAAGTTATGAAAGTGTATGTGATTAATTCTGGATATGCTTGCCTTAAACTAGTCAAAGATGGAACGCGTACAAGCGTACTAGTTCACAGATTAGTAGCGCAAGCATTTTGTGCAAAACCTGATGGTGCTGTCGAAGTTAACCATATCGACGGCAATAAAGCAAATAATGCTGCATCTAACTTAGAGTGGTGCTCATCATCTCAGAACACGCAACATGCACTCGCATTAGGTCTATACGATGTAATTTATCATACAAAGAATTCGCTAGGTAAAAAACATTTACCGAATACGTACTCTGACCACCATAACGTCAGCTATGATAAAGCTCGTTGTAAATGGGTTGCTGCTATACGTGCTAACGGCAAGAACTTAAGTTCGAAACGTTTTGACACAGAACTTGAAGCAGCACTTCACGTCAACTGGATCATCGATCATTACCAGTTAACTGATCGACCTAAAAACACCATTAGTATTTAAAAGCCTAACGACTATTGCGCAAGCAAGTAGGACCAAGTGGTCCGAAATAGGTATACTCCACTTGGAGTTTGATATAGTCTGATCTGCACAGTAATATGCAGCTGGTTACGTACCGGGACGGGTTTAACGCACCAGTCTGAACATAATGAATTTACTTAATTTGCCTTCAACTAAGTCCATCTACAGCAAGCCTGTTAAACAGTGCTTTACTGCTCCACCAGGCTTTCTTGTTGTAGGTATCGACTTATCAGCACTCGAGGACAGAGTCATCGCTTCATTATCTCGTGACACATCAAAGATGGCTGTTTTCACAGACGGCTTAGATGGCCACTGTCTTAACGCCTATGGCTATTTCCCTGACGAAGTAGCTCAGCACATGTCTATCACCGGAAACTTAGTCACCGATGTTAAAGAATTCTTCCGCTTAGTTGAGTCTGGCCACAAACCACTCAAAGACATCCGTCAACGAGGAAAACCCGCCACCTTCGGCATAAGTTACGGCGCTTACCCTCCAAAAGTGTCCAAAACTCTCAAAATCTCGCTCGAAGCTGCTACTAGCATCTTTAACAATTACCATCAAGTCCTCTACCCAGGCATCACTAAGTACCGCGAAGACTACGTTCTCCCTACCACCAAAACTAATGGCCGTATTCACTTAGGTCTCGGCTGTTACCTCAACTCTAATGATCCTGACCGTGATATCCGCTCACTGTCTAACGCCACTTGCCAGTTTTGGTCCATCTTAACTCTCCTCGCTATTAACAAGCTTCATCAGCTGATCGACTACGAGCATCTGCACAACGACATCTTTGTTACTGCCACTATCTACGACTCAATCTATTTCATTGTACGTGATGATCCTTCTATCATCCACTGGCTTAACGAAGTAATCGTCCCAATTCTTACTAAAGACTTCATGCTCGACCAAGCTATCCCTAATGAAGCCGCTTGCGAAGTAGGTACTTCATGGGCCGACCTAGTTCACATACCTAACGGAGCCTCACTTGAAGCCATCACTACTATTGTTGACCAGCTCAAAGGACATCCTTGAGTATGAGCAAATTTTTCGTTGGGAATGCACTGCCTGGTACTCCTACTTAGTAGGGGACTACGAGCAGCCCACCTCGCGCAAAGAACGCCGCAAATTACAGCGGCGTTTCTGTGCAGCCTACTCACGTCTCCACCGCTTTCGTTCCCATTACGTTGAATATTTCATTTAGGAACTGTCATGTCTAAGCACTTCAACTACGACACAACTGCTATGGCTCATGCTGCACAGACTATTGCCTCACATGCTGCAGCTGGTGTAACTTACGACATTTTGAGTTGTGGGCCTATTACTATCCCAGCTGCTACTGGTCGTAACTATAGTATGGGAACTTTTAACGACGGTTTACAGGCATCTTTTACAGAGACTCTCACTTATACTTCTGATGGCCACATCGCTACTCGTACTCGTACAGAGAATAGTGTATACGCCTGTAATGACCTTTACAACGTTCCACTCGATGTGCTCCAGCAACTTATCCGTACTCACTTACCTGAATACGTACTCTAATGCAACTCTATCACTATAAGGTCATCTGGATACCAGATCATCCTGATTATGACCAGCTCCGCCGTCTTCAGCACTTAATTATAGTTGCTGCTGGCCGTAAGGACAATCCGCCTCATCCAGACGCAGTCCTAGTCCTATTCCCTGGCTCTGAACGACTTCTCACAGACTTCGAGCATTTCCTCTACAAAGAACATCCGGAGCTACTAGTATGATCCTTGAATTCCCATTCTTTCCATCCACTTCACCGGCCATCACTTGCAACGATCGCAGCCATTACAGCCTACTCACAACTACGCTCGATTACAAAGACATCGCTACTATGCACACTTACATAGATAACTACGCAGCTACTACTGTCTACTGCCTCGTCATTATGCGCGAGGATATGTCCACTATTACTATCACTTGTACATCACTTGCAGTCTCGCGCTACTACTTTAACTGCATCCACGCAAATGCACATGTTCGTGAATCCACTATTCGTACCCTCTTTCCGGAGATTTTCATATGAAGCTACTCAAATACGAGAATGCCAAGCTTTCTCATCAACTAATTTTCAACTTACCTGCTACCCCACAGATATGTGGACGCGTCTGTCCTGGCTGTTACGCCGCTAAGGCTCAAGTCCGCTTTAAAGCCGTACTTTTATCTCGCGAACGTAATTATCTAGCCTCCCAATTACCCTCCTTTCCATCACGAGTCATCGCAGAAATCCTAGTCTGCAAACGCCCACTAGTCGCAGTTCGAGTGCACGAGTCAGGCGAATTCTATTCTCAAGAGTATCTCGACTACTGGACAGAGATTGCGACTGCTCTCCCACACATTACATTCTACGCCTTTACTAAGCGCCGTGCACATTTTGACTTTACCACCTTATCTAGTTTACCGAATGTAGTCATCATCAACTCCATTCAGCACGGTGCACTCAACTACGGTCCTGCTGCTAAGCTTCTACCATCAGTGCATACCTGCCCTTGTGCGCCAGGTGTACACATCCGCTGTGGCATCGACTGCACATACTGTATGCAGAAGTCCGCTCAACTTAACGGCGTTCAATTCCTCCAACATTAGGTGTACTATGATCCAACTACTTTCAATCACAGTAGGTACTACTACTCAGTATGCGCTATACGATGCCGCTACTGAGTCGCGTAGTCCTATAGTTTCTGACCTTAAAGGCTTTCGCAATCCGTCTCACATCAACCTGTACGAAGACGAAGGTTGGCTCACTAATCTTAGCGTCACTCCTGAAGCTACCGTAGTTACTCTAGCCACTTTTCCTTCCTACTACGAAGTCCTACTCAACGACCATTCAGAGCTATTCATATAGAGCAGTGTACGCACTTCTCTATTATGCGTAAGCATATATCCCACTCTAAAGGACCTTAATGGCCAGATATACCAAAGCAGACCTAGTTAACGACTTACTTCTGCACGACGCTTTCTCCAGCCGTTCAAAGAAGTTTGTTACCGAGTTCGTCGAGGACTTCTTCGGCACGTTAGCTGACAAAGTTGTAGCCGGCGATGAAGTCGCTATTCCAGGCTTCGGCAAGTTCTCCAAGTATCAAGGTACCACCGCTGGCAAGCTCAACGGTAAGTTCCGCCCTAAATTCAGCGCCTTTACTGACTTCCGCAATGCCGTCAGTCAAGGTTGAAGTACCAATCTACTACATACAAGAGTTTAAGACCAAAGCCCCCATTACTTATCTAGTGGGGGATAACGTCTTTCGTAATGCCCACTACCACCTGAAGAACCAAATGAAGCAGCACTATCATCAGCTCATCGTAGCTCAACTAGTTCCGCCCATCCCACTACTCAAGTGCTTCCGCTTGGACATAGCTATTTACTATAAGAACTCAAATAGTGACCCTAGTAACATAGTCCACACAATTGAAAAGTTTAGTCTGGATGCTCTACGAGACTCTAAGGTCATCGCTAATGACAGCATGTTATATCATCTAGGGACTTCATATCATGTAGCTGGCAAAGACACCGACAATCCTCGTTGTGTCATAACCATATCGGAGGCTTAATGGACATCTACTCACCATATACTCCCATCCCTACCCCATTATACACGCGCCTACTTGACTTAGGTATCATCCCCTCAACCACGCGATCATATAATGTCGGTAGCTCTGACTATTCTACTCACACCATCCAACCCTGGTCCATATGGCTTGACTACCAGCTCAACCCATGGGATGCTGACATCATTAAGCGTATCTTGCGCACTAAGTCCACCGACTCACGTGCACTTGATTACGAAAAGGTCATTCATATTTGCCAGGAACGTATTCGCCAACTCACAAAGGAAAACCATGTTTGAACAAATGTTTGAATTACCTAAAGACTCGACTCGCGTTTGGGACCTAGCAGTTCCTATTGTCGTCAACAAGAACCGTATAGACGCATACATCACCGACGAAATCAGCGAGCCTTCCGACTACAACGAGCTATGTTACCTCCTTAACGTAGCTTCACCTGCCGAAACCTTCTACTTACACATCAACACACCAGGCGGCATCATCGATTCAGCCTTTCACCTTATCGACGCTATAGAGACCTCCGCTGCCAGAGTCATCGCTATTCTAACCGGCACTGTCGCCTCAGCAGGCACTATCATCACTCTTGCCTGCGACGACATTCAAGTTGCTGCCCATACCACCTGGATGTCTCACAACTACTCAGGCGGAATCAGCGGAAAAGGTTTATTATTGGCCATTTAGTAGAGCGATCTGCTATCTAAACTTACCTAAACGGAGAATATCTTACCGCATAGAGGCGAAGACAACTCACCGTGCTAAATTAATTTCAGTGCTACTTAAGAAAGGGCATGGTATAATTTGTATTATACTTAAGGATGCCTATGCTTACTCAACAAGTTCTACAATCTCATTTATCTTACGATCCTTTAACAGGAATCTTTACTTGGCTTAATGGCTCATTTGCAGGCAAACCTGCTGGTTGTGTTACTGGTACATTGCCTAATGGTGGGTATCACGCCATACGTTTTAATCATCATACCTATCGTGCACATCGCTTAGCGTGGCTGTACATGTATGGTGAATTCCCTAGTAAGTGCATTGACCATATAAACAGAGATCGTACAGATAATCGCATATCGAATCTACGTTTAGCTGATGATGCTTTAAACAGCAAGAATCAGACAATCTACAAGAATAGTCCTACAGGCTACCATGGTGTTACAGCACATGGTAAGCGTTGGAGAGCACGTATCAATATTAACGGAAAGAAACGTCATTTAGGTGTTTTTGACACTATTGAAGAAGCTGCTGCTTGTAGACGAAAAGTAGAACTTGAACTTGGATTTCACGAGATGCACGGAAATTATAAAAGCCTAACGACTATCCCACAAGGGAGTACATCACAAGCAAATGGTGATGGAAATGGTAAGGATCTCTAAGAGATCTTGATATAGTCTACTCTGCATAGAAATATGCAGCAGTCCTTATGAGCCATAAGGACGGTACTTGGAGTTGCGTCCAAGTATGAATATTACGCATGAAATGAAGGCTCGCCAAGAGTTCGTTGACCGTAATCTCAACACCTCTTTCCGTCAATTGCACGAAGGTTTCTTCACCAATGACGAAATTGACCAGATTATCGACGGCAAAGACTTCTGGATGGACAAAGACGAAGTGCTACAACGCTGGGCAGCTCGCCGTTCGTTCATTCGTCCACAACGTGTTATCGCTGAAGCCACTATCACTCCCAAACGAGGACGTCCTGCACGTTCTTAGAAAGGCCTCTTATGCATCTCGTACTAGACACCAACATCTTACTGCTCGACGCTTACAACTTAGTTTCCATAGCTAAGTCTATGCCGTCAGTTCCTACTGTTGTCCTTCCAGAAACAGTACTCGACGAAGTTGACTCGAAAAAGTCTGGTAATTCAGAGCTCGCTTATCAAGCTCGCCAATTTTCCCGCCTCCTTTCAAAAGCTACTCGCCTTTCTGTCTCTCACAACGAATCCACCTCGTCTAAGTCTTCCTTCATCACCATTACCGAACTTAGCTTAGACGGCGTCACCATCCAGATCTACGCCCTCGCTGGCTACCCTACCTTCAACGACGACGAGCTCAATATCCGCAACGACAGGAAGATCCTTCACGTAGCTGAGCTAGTTCACCGTTCACATCGCGACGTAGTCTTCTGCTCTAACGACGTCATGTGTCGCATTCGAGCTGAATCCCTCGGCCTCTCTACCACCGACTACAAACTAGTCGCCGACACAGACTTAGTTTTCGAGCGCCACTTAACAGTCGATTCCGACACCTTCTCTATCCTGCATAATATGCAGATTGCCGCTATCGACGTTGACTATCAACCATCCTACTACAACTACGTCTTCACCGACGACTCTACTGGCCAAGTAAAGCTAGCAACTTTACGCAACGGCCTCATTGACATTCTAGGTAAAGAGACTGAAGCCGAATTACGCAGACAGGACGTTCCACCCGCCAATAGCGGCCAGCTCTTCATGTCACGCGCCATACAGAACCCGTACACCGACTTAATTGTAGTCGAAGCTTTAGCCGGCTCAGGAAAGACTGTTACTGCCATCTCCAATGCCATCCAGCTAGTTAAGAAGGGCAAGTACAAGTCTATAACTTACGTTCGTGCATCAGTCGACGACGTAGAGAAGTCCGAGGAAATCGGCTTTCTCTCAGGCAACGCAGAGAAATTCGCTGTATACCTCCACCCACTCGAGGACACTCTTCAATTCATAGTTCGCTCTAATCACAAGGACTCTAAGCTTAAAGGCCGTGAGTTCGAGGAGATGATCGCAGAGAAAGTCGAGAAGCTTCGTTCTGACTGTTCTATCACTGGTATGATCACCCTAGGCATGCGCGGCCGTACGTTCAACGACACTGTAGCTATCATCGACGAAGTTCAGAACATGTCTAAGTCCTCACTTCAAAAAGTCCTCACTCGCTTTGGCCGCAACTGCAAGATCATTCTCATCGGCTCTAACAAGCAGATCGACAATGCCTATATCACTAAGTTCACTAACGGTCTATCAGTTGTACTCGATTCCTGCCGTACCGTACACGCCGACTTACGCCTTCATGCAGTTACCCTCACCAAAGTTCTCCGCTCACCATTAGCAGAGTGGGCTGAGCGCATCTTCTCAACTAAGTCTTAGCCTCGTTGCGCGTATCTGGTTATTCCGAAGTATCCACCCCGGGCACTAGTTTGGCACTCTAGTATCGTTACGCGCTTACGCCATTTTTAAGCATCCTTATGCTATAATCTATCTTTTCACTTCAAGGATTGCTATGCAAACTACTCAATACCTCTACAACAAATCACCCAACGAGTTGCCCTCCCTAGTCGAGGGCTTTACTGCACGTTATCACGCCGCCAAGGACGTACTTAACGAAATTCTAGCCACCCCTCTCGAATCTCGGGACATGTACCGCCAATCAGAAGTGTCTAAGGCTATCGACTTCTGTCGTTCCTTTATGGACGGTAACGCATGAACCTAGTTAACACTCGCTCATTAATGTCCAAGGCCAAGTATTACGAGGCCTATTCTCGCTACAACGACTCTACTCTCTCGTACGAGCAATGGACAGACTCAGTCTCACGTGTCATGGCCATGCACCGCAAGTTTTACGCCAAGCGTATGTCCGCTGAACTCAACGCTCTCCTAGAAGATGTAGAGTCCGCTTACAACGTTCAACTATTCTTAGGTGCTCAACGTGCCCTACAATTCGGCGGTGATCAGCTGCTCAAGCATCACGCTCGCCTATACAACTGCGCATCAACCTGGTGTGATCGTCCCAACGTATTCGGCGGTATCATGTACCTCCTACTCTGCGGTGCAGGCGTAGGTTTCTCAGTTCAGCGGCATCACATCAATCGCCTCCCCCAGATCGCCACTCGCTCTAAGTCGGCCAAAACATTCATTGTCCCCGACTCAATCGAAGGCTGGGCTCAGGCTATCGACGTCCTCATGTCATCATTCTTCACCACCGACGCTCGCTTCCCTGAGTACTCTGGCCACAAGATTTACTTTGACCTATCAGAAATTCGCCCTAAAGGCTCATTTATCTCGGGTGGCTTCAAAGCACCTGGCCCAGAGCCACTACGCAAAGCTCTCGACCAGATTGAGCACCTAATCAAAGGCGAGCTCACTTCAGGTCGTATCTTCCTTCGTCCTATCGTAGCTTACGACGCCATCATGTACCTAGCAGATGCAGTAATCGCAGGTGGTGTTCGACGTTCTGCCACTATCTGCATGTTCTCTAAAGATGACGAGGAAATGATTAAAGCCAAGACCGGCTCATGGTTCATAGATAGCCCGCAAAGAGGGAGATCGAACAACAGCTGCATGCTTCAACGTGACGACATAACTATGGATGAATTCCAGTCAATCATGCAGTCTGTCAAGGAAGTAGGCGAGCCAGGTTTTATCTTCGTAGATAACCTTGACTTCACTCTCAATCCTTGTGTTGAGGTAGGCATGCTTCCAGTCACTGCTGATGGTCGTTCTGGCTTCCAGCTCTGTAACTTAACTGAGCTCAATGGCGCACTATCCACTACCGAAGAAATTTTCTACGAGCAGTGTCGTGTAGGCTCTATCATGGGCACTATCCAAGCAGGCTACACAAATTTCCATTACCTAGTTGACGCTACTAAGGAAATTGTCGAGCGTGAGGCACTCATCGGTGTAGGCATCACCGGCATCATGAACAACCCACAGATCTTAACTAATCCAGACATCTTACGCAAAGGTGCTGAAATTGTCAAGTACTGGAACAAGTACACCGCAGAGCTAATCGGCATCAACCAAGCTGCTCGTACTACCGTTATAAAACCGTCAGGTAACGCCTCCGTCTTACTCGGCTGTGCGTCAGGTATTCATGGCGAGCATTCACCATTCTACCTACGTCACGTACAGTTCAGCCGCGATTCAGAAATCGCTCAACTCTTCCAGCGTCAGAACCCGCAAATGTGCGAATCTTCTGTTTGGAACCGTGAGCGAGACATCGTCGTAGCTTTCCCAGTAGTTGCACCCGCCACATCTATCTACAAGTCTGACCTACTTGGCGTCAAGCAGCTCGAGTACGTCAAGCTCCTTCAACAAACCTGGATTGAAGCCGGCACTAACATCGACTTATGCACCGATCCTCGTCTTCGCCACAATGTCTCGAACACAATCACCGTGGACAACTGGGATGAAGTCACTCAATACATTTTCGACAACCGTCAGTTCTTATGCGGCGTATCCTTATTATCAGCCTCTGGCGATCGTGCATACCCGCAAGCTCCCTTCACCGAGGTCCTAACCCATGAACAAATCATCTCCCTCTACGGCGAAGTCGCTATGTTCACATCAGCTCTCATCGAAGCCGGCCTTAATGCCTTCAACGGAGATCTCTGGACAGCCTGTTCTACAGTTCTCGGCTATGGCGAGCAACTTGACGAATCTCACGAGTATCTTCTCAAGCGTGACTTCATCAGGCGCTTCAATAAGTTCTCCAACAACTTCGAATCACCAGCCGCATGCGCCAACTGCCTTAAGGACGTCTACAATCTCCACAAGTGGTGGCGTATTCAAGGCTCCCTCACCGACGTCAACTGGTCCAACGCACTCTCTAAAAAAGAGTACACCGACATTAACACCACTGGCGCTCAGGCCTGCAGTGGAGGCTCCTGTGACATCGACTTCTAGTCTATATGCGATGTCAGACACCATCTCTTTCCTCGAGTATCTTAGGGCTTACCAGCTCTTCGATATTCTAGGTAAGTACAAACTATTTTAAGGATCAGTAATGGAAATTAATTTTAACACACTCGCCTACGTCACCTGGAAGAAAGCCATAGCAGCTAACGACTTTAGTTCTGCCTGTAATGCATTAGCACTTATGCTTAGAGCACAGGAGATAGCATGCGACAATTAACTATAGATGAGTTTATCACTTTACTTCAAACAGACACAACTAATGACCCACAATCTGTCCAAGCATTAGTCGACTTCGAGGACTCGCTCGAATCAGTCATCACTCAAATCAACTCATACTATCGATCCGACTACCACGAATCGAAGGACATTGCTACTGCAATTGGGGCTATGTTAGTAGTCCTATCAAATCTAGTTGATTCTAACTTCTTCAAGGATTCTGTATGCAAAGACTAATTGCCTGGCTTAGTACACCTCGCCAGTACACCAACTTCGACGCAGCTGCTATGACTTTTGTCCTACTTGCCTTAATTCTCGAGCGTACAGTAGGCTAGTATGGAATTTCTCCTCATCGGCTTAGCAGTAGCTTTTAACTGTATGATTATCAAAGTCAAATTTGAGCGAGGGCGTACAGCCGATGGGGCTCTGGATGCTGCACTTCTAGTGCTTATTACAGTAGTTTTCAGTGGCACATACGGCGCACTTGTAGTAGGCACTATTGCTAGTGCCTTTATTAGTATTTTCCTACTTATCAATCCACCTAAGCTAGATGCGCTTAAAGCTGATGTAGAAAAGTTTATAGAGCCTAAGTCAAAGAAGAAAGGACCTCGATGCGACTCCTACAATCTATAGGTATTACATTCTCAGGCTTATTGTTTGTAGCTCTTTGCATAGTGAGCATGTACATCTCGTACATACTCGCTATTGGCATTTTTGTTTGTGCAGTATGCTATTCAATCTACTACACGTTCACTGCTATCGATACCCACCTTCCATCATCAAAGTAAGCCCGGACATGCCTAGCCCAGTTTCTAGCTGCTTCAACGGACTACCTATCACATTACTCCAATCCTTTATAAACAACGATTGCCCATGAATCGACTCGACACTATCTAACAACATTCCTTGCCCAGCCAATACCAGCATTGCTTTTAGCGGGTGGGTAACTAGTCCTTGACTTATTATTTTTTGTATTCGCTTAGGATACTTAGTAAAGAGCACTGCTCCTACTCTATTCAGCCATTCTTCTTTATTAGACGACGGCTTATTATACAGTACGAACATCTCAGCCAACGCAAATTGACGCTCTTTTGTAAGCAGTGAGTCGAATTCCTCTCTAAACTTACTTATAGCTCTTGGATAATCAGCTAATTTAATCCCAGATTCAGTTATTCTTTCTGATGCCTCATCTAGCTGTCGTTTACTAAATAAGTCTTCTTTTTCCATCAACGTATGGAGTATAGTTTTTTCACTTTTATTCAGCGCTAGTTTTCCATTCAATTTTAATTCCTGCTCGCGTTTTAACTTTCTATTTGCCACATCTCTAGCTATTAAGTCTGATTTCTGTAGTATCTCTTGCGTAAACTTGTAGTATGCTGTTTCTTCTGACAGATACGCCCATTGTAATGGTACCTTAATGAAGTCTGGAACATTTCGTACTTTATCGTCAATCGCGCGTTTCCATCTATTAGTGCTTCTCACTTCGGCGTTATCTACGTCCTCATTAATAGCCGAGTACAAACCTAGTTCGAATAGTTCATGCACCGGACTACCTACTAATTGTTTCGTTAGTAGTTTAATCTTTGTCTCATCTGCACGTTTATCTTTACTCACACCTAGTTTCAGTGTAAGTCTATTTATTTCCCGTGATGCCTCTATGTACGCAGATATATCTCTATAGCTTTCAGTGTACATTTTAACTATTTCTACCGGTGTCATACCTGTTTCTAGCGCATACGCCATATTACTTAGTATATTTGTCACAAATACAGATGGTATTTTCAATAGTACGTTTGTCTTTACTATCTTAATGAATTCTATCCACATCGCTTCAGCTATACGTACTGCTGTCCTAATCATAGTAGGTGTAAACTTAGGTGCGATGTTACTCAACGACGCATGCTTATACCCAAAGTATGTCAGCAACAAGTCTCCTCTTACTGCAAGTACTTTATCTTTACGTTCAGCAATTGCCTTCTTAAACGATGCTGGTAACAACCTATACAATTCTTTCATCTCTGCATTATGTACATCAGGTCCTACTTCTATATACTCCAGCCCATTATTACCTAGCGTAGACCCAGATACGTAATTCACTTCCATATCATCTAGTATAGTCTTCAGTACTTTCTCATTATGCTCCATCGTTCGTGCCTTATCTAGGCTGTGTCCATATGATCTAGCCAGTACTTCTGACACTGTAGCATCCTGTTTAAGGAAATCTTCTTTCGACTCTTTATCCATCATAAATCTATAGTCAGTTATGTTACCATCTTCGTCCATTATCGGACTAATTCCGTATTCTACAGTTTTAGGATCGAGTTCACCTTTATACATATCATTTACTAGCTTAATACGTTTCTTATCTAACCTCAACTTAACTATGTCTCGCTTTGTGTTCGCATTATCATCATTACCCGCATACATTATATCAGACAGCGACGTACCTTTCGACCCTAGTTTTGTTAATCTTACTGCTGTTCGTAGTCGTTCACCTGTACTGAAGCTGTTTGATATATACATCGCCATTGGCTCAGTATATCCGTCTTCCTCAATCGATGTAAAGTCTTTTACTTTCTTATATCCCAACTTCATCAGTTCAGTTTCTTCACTTTGTGGAGCAATCTCCATTGACATACTATCATCGAATACTTCTCTACTATACCCTTTAATCATGTGCGTCTTGCTATTCTCAAACAATGTCTTACGCGCATCCTTATCGAACTGCACATGCAACTTCATCACATCTAGTACACCTTCTTTGTCACTATCCATCAACCCCGCTACTGTACGTTTCTGTCGTGTATCGGTATTTTCTAGCGCTACTAGTGTAGCTACTTCATCAATCGCTCTTACTAGCTCTCTAGTCGGCTGTTTGTACACGTTACTAATCAATCCTCTTGCTATATTAAATGAGTTCAAGTTCTGCGCCACGTGTGCTTTATGTGTAGCCATGTAGTATCCAAGTCCAGTCGCCTGATTTACATGCCAATGACCATTCGCCTTATCTAGTTCACGTAGTCGATGCTTTGCTCGTCCAATCTCTGTATGTAGCTTTGCGTCATCAGTCAATAACTCTTTTATCTTAGCCGGTGTGTACTTATCACCTAATAATGTACCTAGATCTGTATCTAGTACTACTCTTGTTAGTGCTACTTCTTGTTCTTTATTCAACTCTTTGAACTTACTATACACATGTCTCTTCACTGCGCCAATCATAGACATTCTTGCCGCATCTATCCTGTCTGCAGCTAGGTTCATCCATGTAGCTACTCGCTCAGTCTCATCAGGCGTTCCAAAGTCACTTAGTATATTTTGTATCATACCCCAAGGCTTAGCACCTAACGCACTTAGCAACAACTTACCGTATTTCTGGTAGTTCGGATTAGTTGCCATCTTAACTAGTGCTTCAGCTCGCCATTTAGCTAGTGCAAGTCCACCATCAGGCTTAGCTTTCATCTCATCATTACTTCTTAAGTACTTATCTAGGAAATTATCAAGTATTTCACCTGTACGTGTATCTAGCTCGTTGAATTTATCTAGTCCTCTAGTTAGTAGGCTTTCTTTATCAGTCTTTGCCTTATACCTATTATTAATCTCACCTAGTTTCAAGGCTAGTCCTAGCACTTGTTCATGCGCTGTGCTTTTATCCTGTTTAAATTCGTACTTACCTAGTACTATATCAACTAGTGTAGCGAACATACTCATCACTTTCTGGAACAGTGTCTGAGCCTTCTTATGGTCGCTAATCATCACTTTCTTAGCTTGCTGCATAACTAGTGGATTAGTTAGTACATGCGCCATGAATTCATGTTCTGCGTTCTCGCTAGTGAATATGTAGTTGTACATCTTCTTAGCTTCTTTTTCTTCCTTTACTGCATCCATACTAGTTTCTGGTAGGAAGTCTTTCCATGTAGTTTTCTCTATCATTCGTTGCATTACATGATTTAGTTCACGTCGTAGTCTAGTTGCTTCTACATCTTCACTATTCATAGCAAAGGCTATCATTGTATGTACAACCTCATGTACATATATCTCAGCATCACTCTGTCTATTAGCATACGTCGCAGGTGCACCACTTATCGACACACCTAGTTTATGTGCATACTTATTCACATCTACTGCCACTACTCCAGAACTATCATTTGCTGTTTGTTTCAGAAACAACGACACTTTCTCAAAGAATTCAGGCTTCATCTGCTTAACTAGGTCTCTAAGTACTTCTAGATGCGCGTTACTCTCTTTATTACTGCCATCTGACTGCATCTTATCAATCATAGCTAGCATAGTGTCTACGTTACCATGTATATACGTCTTATCTTGAGTGTACGACTTCCAGTCAATTTTCTCTTTACCCTCTTTATTGCCATACAGTATCTCGTCTGTAACTATGTGCATATCACTATCAATCATATATGCATTTACGTTGTACATTTTTCCAGCTCTATTACGCACATACGCCATAATGTCGCCTTCATCTGTCCTATAACCATTAACTATGTTAATGTCCATACCTTTGTACTTCAACTTACCACGATTCAATTCATTGATTGTAGCAACACTTAGCGGAGTTCTGTTCTTTACTACGGCTTGCGCTTTTTCCTTATGCATCTCTTCTCTAGCTTCAACTAGCAGCTCTAAGTCTGCTAGTGCTTCGTCAATGTCTTCACCTTCTGCTTTACGTCTTGCTAAGTCTGCACGTTCTTTTGCTACTAGTCTTAACCATTCGCGCTGTGTTACACATGTTCCCATTATTTATCCTACGCACTTGTTAATTTCGTCTATTATAGCACTACTCAGCTTAGATTTAGCTGCAGGCTTGCTTCTAGACTTACTACTAGGACGAGTAGTTACTGGGCTATTGTCTACAGCATTAAGTACGTCTATATAGTTATTAATTACATTTATAGTTGTCGTACCTAAACGATCAGGTTTTATACTTTTATCCATACGGGTTAATCGTTCGACTATATATGTTTTTATTGCTTCAAGAAACTCACTTAGAATACTGTTTTTATTGGCCTCCTCATGGAATGGCGCATAGTACTTATCTAGTTCGTACATAAAGTCCGGATTACTGAGTACTTCTGCCATAAACTCTTGTGCATCAGTAAGCCCATAGTAGTCTCCCATAGTTCCAGGGATCCCTCGATAGTCCTTAATTCTCAAAGCAGCCTTATATAGCGAATCGATCTTCGACCTGAACTCGTTATTTGTATAGTATCCGTCTAATGTAAGTGCGTGTACGACTTCATGCATGTACGCGGATACAAAAGTATCCGTTTGCAAATCACCTCGCATAGCAATCCGGTTTGTAGCGCGGTTGTATGAACCTAATACACCTCGTTTAGTGTCTATATGCTTAAATCCTTTACTAGCCCATTCAACTATAAATGGAGTGTTGTCTATAACACCGCTAGTCTTTACTGCACTAAAGAACTGCATTTCTTCTTTATACTCTTCTTTATCCTTAACATATTCAACTATAGCGTCTAAAGCTTGCCCATTTGTTTTAGCGGAAAATACATTTTTTATCTCATTAAATCCTGTTTTCATTTTATGGTTAGGAGTCATCATTTCTGCGGTGTTTGTACTATCTAACTGTTCTTTAGTTAGCGCGTCAAACGCAGCTTTGTTAGCTATCCCTATCCCTAGTTTACTGCCTTTTGTAGCCAGGCTAATATGCGGGAATGGTACAGGGAAGTTTGTTCCTAGTAGCTTGTTAGCTTCACCTATAAACTTCTCTACTCCAGGTGCGTCAACTAGTTGAATCACAGCTTCTTCATGTATAGTTTCTTTTCCTTTACTCTGATCTTGCCAGTCTACCCAAGCTTCTCGATCTCTTTCTATACGATACGCATCATCTTTTAATGTATAGCTAAAGTCTGCTTTTTCGATTAACTTTTCTAGTTTAGCTTTTAGTTCAGGCGACTTTGCGAATAATGCTGTCAGTTCTTTACCTTGAGGAAACCCGAGTACAGTCAGATGTGTTTCATCTTTTGCTGTAAACCCTTTCGGTATACGTACGTCTGAACTAACTTTTGTAGGCACAAGTAGTGAGTTACTTTCTTGGAGTTCAGCTTTACTATTAAGCTTGTCAAGTAGTGTATTCGCTGCTTTAGGCTTTGCTGTCGATTCTACCATCGCAATGTACCCATCCATCAAATACGTATACACATTGCTTGTATTATCTATCCCTACCATCTTCAGCAACGTCTCAACTAGGTCTTTGAATACGTTACTCAGTCTACTGCGTTCTTTAGTTCTCGAGTTTTTTAGTGCGTACACCAAGTCTGGGTTACTTAGGCCTTCTGCTACAAACTCGTCAACTGATCTAGTCCAGTACTCGTTCGCACCTTTACCCATCATACTTAATATATCCGCTTTATTAGCTAGTGCTTCTCTGTACAGCTCTTTAACTCGTTTAGTATTCGCATGCTCAGGATTTGCTGTCATAAATTCTCTACTGCCAGCATGTACCATCTCATGTGCTAATGTGTGCATACCATTTACTTTACCCCACTCAGCCATCATTTCCGCCATTATCTGCGGCGTGTACTCTTTACTTAGTCTAGCGTACATCGGATCAGTAGCTAGTGCTTTTACTACTTGTTCCTCATTCATCGCTTGGAACTGCACTGCATACGGTGACTCTTCTACGTACCATTGCTCGAACATGCCTTTAGCGTCCATTTCTAGTGCAGTTTGGTTAGGTTTCTTACTTAGTGTTATTTCACCTTTATCATACTGCCCACCTACTACGACCAATCGCGCTAACGTAGCTTTACTGAATGCCAAGTACTGATTAGTCGTGACTTTAGGTCCTACCACCTGCTTAACTAGTCTATTCAGCTGCTTATAATAGTCTTTAGGTAGATCATAGAACGGTACTTTAGCCGCAGCTACTTGCATACCCTCTTCTGTTTTAACTAGTGTAGGCACATCCACCCCTACAGACGTACCTATTTTCGCTATTTCACCGTTTAAGAATTTGCGTATGGCGTCTTTTACAGTTTTAGTATACTCTTTATCAGTATACACTTTGTCTACTGCAGTACTTACAAACTGTCTTATTATACAACTCATTATTTTCCTTTACAGGTGTTAGCCGCTTCTACCAAAGCAGCACTTAGCAGTGTTCGTAGACCTACAGGTGCCTTACCGATAGCAGTATTAATCTCACTTATTATATCTTCTTTACTCTTAGTAGGAGCTTTAGAGGCTTTCGATTTCGTTTCTTTAGCAGGCTTATTACTCGTCTTACTTCTATACTCACCTCTAAACGTCCCTTCATTAGGCACTACAGTATGCCCTACAATAACACCATGTTCAGCAGCACTTTCATAGAATTTTTTTACTCCAGCCTCTACTTTATCTATATTAGCTTTAAGCCCATCAACAGTAGCTCTTCTATAATCAGCATAGCTTATTTTATCTTTACCTTTTTCAAACGTCACATCTACGTTCTCTGTACTACTCTCCAACGACTTAAGTATAGCTTTAAGTAGACTATAGCTGCTATGTAGATCAAGCATACCTTCGTTATAAGCCAGTGCTCGTGCATCGCCCGTACTTAATGCAACTAGTAACGCGTCATGTATCATTGACGTGTCAAAGTCTTCACCGTACTCATCTTTTAAGAACTTATCTACTACGCTAGCTAAGTGTGCACCGTCAATAAAGTGGTATGGTACTACTGATCCAGCCTTGATTGCTGCTGCAAACGTTTTAATTTTATGCTGCACATTCAACGATCGTTGCTTTATCTTACCATCTAGTGCAGTCTCATTAATTTCAACCACATTATGGTATTGTCCTTGCAAATCACCTGACATACCTACAGACGCTTCATCATAGATAGCTATGTTATCCTCTAGCGAATCTAGTTCTTCTTCTGACAGCGGTCCTTTGATCGCCGGGAACTTTTTACGTAGATCTTTAACCAATTCAGCGTATTGCTTGAACGTAATTGCCTTATTGCCTTTTCGCATCTCAGCGATTCTTGCTGTATACTCACTATTGTACGCAGCGAACATAATCTCAAACGCACTATTAGTTAAGTCCTGCACCTTCATAAATGGCGCAAATTTCTTAGTCATTACACCTTCAAATTCATGTCCATAACTACCTTCGAACATACTGAATAGCGTCTCATGCAAGCTCATCTTGCCACTAACAATCTTATCTAGTTGCGTTTCACGTAGCTGCTTCAGTAGGTCGTTTCCAAACACTGTTTTAAGTGCTGTAAATAGTGCAGTGTCTTTCCCATTACTATCTTTTCCTTCACTCTTAACAAGTCCTTCTATTATAGTCGTTATGAGTTCTTCATTCATATTTCTACGCAATGTTTTAATTGATGCCGCGTAGTTAAAGATCATAAACGGATACTTAAACAAGTTACGCATAGCTGAGTCAATCACACCATCTTTAACTTTAGGCAAATTATCATCGTTTTGTATAGCCACCCAAAGCTTTTGTAACGTCTCGGTATTAGGTAATGCACCAGCTGAGGTCTTTTTATGCTCTATGTCCTTATTCAGAGCGCCTAGTAGTTTACCATACGTTACTTTTGACGCGTTTTCCATCTCTGACGCAAGTGTCTGATAACTATCTAAAAATCCCGGCTTCGACAGCAAGTTACCTATCGAGTAGTCACCATTCTCACTTATGTCTTTTGCATACAGTGCAAGGGCGTTAATTGTACCTGCTGTCATACCATATAGTGGATGCCTTGATTTTACTGTCTCAGTAATGTAATCTACATATTCTTTCGACTTATAATCACCGTCTTTAGCAATAAAGGCACTGTCATTCGCAGCTGTTACCCACTCTTCTAGCACAATTCCTACTTTTAGCATATGCTCTTTATAAGCATCATCAAGTAACCATCCCATCTGTGCCACTTTGTTACCGAATCCACTAGTTAATGCATCGAATTCAATCGTAAGTGAGCTAGTGAATGATCCGCCATTAGCAAGTTTCTCTATGAAGTCTAGTGCTTGTAGCGCATGACTCATGTGGTCTACCTCTATTTCCTGCGCAGTTACATTACCTTCTTTATCGGTCATATTCAGCGTAAGTTTCCCTGTATATACATCTTGTTTAGCCTTCGCTAGTGCTACTGTGTCAACTTTCCCGTCTTTAACAAACGTCTCGAGTATTTCTCTACCCCACTTATCTATCGTATTTCTTCCATTCTTATCTGTCTTCTTCGCCATAGCCTGCGCTAGTGCTAGATTGACCATATGTGTTACGTCTTTCTGTGTACCATCTTTAGTCTCTACACTAATCACATCACCACTACTAGTAAACCGTAACGCATGTCCCTGTGGCTGCACTAAGAACCTGTGTAGCTTATCTGTCTGCGGATTGATAGTGTTGCTTTCTAGCATATAACGACCATTCTTTACATAGCTCCATCCATAATACACCGTAGCCTCAGTCTCATCATCTCCGTACTGCGCCACAAACATTTCAATTTCATCAAGTGACTTAGTAATCTCTCTATTAGTTACTATTTGCAAGTCTCTTGCATTGTACGTCATCTTAGCTAGCTCTTCTTCGTTATCATTATAGCCTAAACTCTTCTGTACAGCAGCCCTATTTTCAATTATTCCTCTCATAGCTGTCAAGTCAGCTCTCCAGCTCATACTACTAAGTGTTCTAATGACTTGCCCTGCTTTAGGAGCTACGTCCATCATTGACTTATCTTTACGTATTGTAGTTGCTCGCTTATTCAGCTCAGCCTCTTTTAGCGGTACTACTCTAGGTTCGACTCGTCTAGTACTAATATTAGGTAATGTGCCTTTAATGCCTTTAAACTCTTGTCCTAGCTCGTAAGTAACACTCTCTGCAAAGCTAGTTTTACTTGATTTATCCACTATAAACAGTACATCACCTACAGCAGTAGGATCTTTCTCACCGCGCAACTTGTTGTACCTTTTGGTATCTATACGGGTCAAGTTTACACCTTTTTCTTGCATATGTAGTAGTGCTACTATTCCACCTATACCAGCTCTTAGTGCTTCGAAAGCGTGTGCATCGACATCAGTATTTTTATTACGCCGTAGTCCCATTACCGACGTAAATGACTTACCTGCCATGTCCGAGTACGCTTTTATAGGCATACCTACTGTACTCAGTTCTGCTCGTGCTTCATTAGAAATATTGAACTCATCCGTACCTAGCATTTTTGCCAAGTCTTCCTTACTTTTAGGCATACCAGACAACATATATCCATCATTCAACGCTATGTCTCGCATAACTAGTGCAGCTGCTAGTGCGGCATTTCTATTAATTACTTCTTTACCATCTACTTCCTGTATAAACAACGCCCTAGCCGGATTATTAGCTAATTTGTACATTTTGTCCATGTTAGTAGTGCCATCTTTACCAATCGTATATGGAATAATGAGCAACTTAGTTAATTTTTCGACTGCCTCATCCGCTAACCTATTCATATCCTCACCTAAGTAACCAACGTCAAATATAGCTACTGGGCTAGTATCTCTATAGTCTACCTGTACTTCAACTACTTCATTCACATCTAAGGCACGCATGCGATCGCCTTCTTCTTTGGACGTACGTAGTTCACCTTTGTCATTTACTGACTGTGTAACGGCTTTTTTACCTTTACCAATGTTATTTTTAAGTAGCCCTACAATCGCAAAGTCAGCACCTGATTTATCAGCATTAAGTATAGTTTCTAGGTCAGTATCACTAACATTTTTATCTTCTAGTGCTGTTTTCCATGTCTTAAGTAAATCATCCTTAGCTATACTTTTTCTATACGCATCATCTATTTCTTGCATAGCTAACGTTCGAATATCAGCGCTAGTTATACCAAGTTCAGTTAATTTTTCTTTTATTAAGGTACTTATGGCTTCTCCATCTGCATACAACGTAGCAAGTTTTTCTTTCTTTAGTTCTTTTACCGCAGCCTTAATTTGGTTATTTATCGCATTTCGTCCGCGCGATACTGCCAATTCCCACTTATTACTAGCCGCTCTACTATCTGTTGCTGCTCTATCCTTATAATTAGCCTCTACGTACCCACTATGTCCTACTTTCACACGCGTAATTAAGGCTTCTTCTGACTCATTAGCTACCATACCTTTTGCTATGTCAAGTACCATCTTATCATCTGCAGCTTTAGTCACTGCTTCTGCTTCTCGCTTCACTTTAGCTTCTGCAGCAGCCTTAGCATTACTAGCTTTCAGCTCTTCTGATCTAGGTTTGAACACATTAGTACTTTTTCCGCTAGCACTATCGATAGTTCGTATATACTTTTTGCCTATAGCAAATATCTTACGTAGCTCATAATCTGTAGCAATCGCGTCATGCTGTTTAACGTCTTTTATACCTTCTTTAGTATATCTCTGCGCCATTACGATCGTAGCTCCAGCTTTTACCGCTGCCTCTACTTGTGATTTAATCGCCTCCATATCAGTACTTTGAGTACCTTGCAAATCTACGTATACAACATCGTCACTACTATAAGTACCGCTATTAATACGTTTACTATTTTGCGGATTTACTGCGTACTCAGCCCACTTAGTTTTGTGCTTACCAGTTGACGTAGCTTGACTAGGCAGTACTACTTTTGTTACACCGTGTTTTTTAAAGCTATTTATATCCATTTTACGATTTTTAGCTATCTTACTGTCAGCTGTACCGGCAAATTCAGGTATTTCAAATAACCCACTTTCTACAAAGTCATATGTCTTTCCACTGCGTTTTACTTTATCATTAACTAGTGCTAGCGTGGCATTAAGTGCTTTAGCGTTATTTCGTTTAACTTCAAGTAGTGCTAAGTCACGTGCGCTTACTTTATACTCACCTTTAGCCTTGCCTTCGATAATTATGTTCCAGCTTGATCTAGGTAAATCAACTTTGAATTTACGGTCTGTAACTACTCCGCTTCCCTTAGTTGTATCTGTTCCATTCGCCATAGCCACTACTTTATTAGCCGCTCCAATCGCATTTTCGAATGCTCTTATCGCTACTAGTTGGCTATCTCTAAACTTACGTGCCTTATTAACTACGCTAGCTAGTGCCTTATCGTCTGGATTATCACTCGCAAGTATGCTACTAATCTGTCTAGCGTACGTCAAGTATCCACGCTGCCCTTCAGTCGCGTCATATTCTACTGATGCTGCGTCTCGTATTCTACTGTAGCGCTCGTCAGAGATACCGTTTGCTTTTGCTATTGCAACCAGTTTAGGTTCAAGCGTTGGATTTACTTTACCGCTAATTACATACCCTAGCATATCCTCAGCCGCGTCAGAGTCTATCTCACCATCCTTATTTCTGAACACAATCGGCTTAGTTAAGTCCATACCTTCTACGGTTTCAGCCAGTTTAGCCTTGAACCCTTCAAAGTCAGTCATGGCTTGTACATGTTTAGGGTTCTTACTATCCAATCTATTAACTAGTGGTTCTACGTCGCGTATAGCTTTAGTCAGTTCAGCGGTATCGTACACACCAGTTTCTAGCTGTGTTTTGATACTGCTTAGTGTAGTTCCGACTACTTTACGTTCTACTTCTGTTAGTTCACCTTCATCAGTAGGTATTGCTACTTCTTTACGTCGTTCCATTTCTTTCTGTATAACTTGTAGTGATTTACCTGCGCCTTTATCTAGTGCACCACCAATCACACTCGCAGCTTTGAACTGTACAGCACCACCTGCTCCAGCTACCGCATCAACTACTGCTTCTTGCATATTTCTAGTATCAGTCACGAACTTAACGAAGCCTTCACTGTCTTTAAACTGCGCAGAGCCGTATCTTTCGTTAGCTAGTTCCATCATTCGTTGTGTGTACTCTTGAGCTGCTTCTTTAGGCATTTCTTTCAATGCTGTACTACCTAGTGTCGTACCTACTGCACCCAAGAACTTCATGTATTCTTTCTCAGGCACTGCTTTTACCGCGTCTTTTAACCCTTTTAGCAGTTGTGGCGACTTCAATATGCTTATATCAGTTATGGCATCTAGGTTCTGGTTGAACATCTGTGTTACGAAGGCTTTCACACCCCACTGTACTTTGTCTGCGCCTTCTAGTTCTACACCATTGTTGTTCTTAACGAATTCTTCATACTGGTCATTAATTGTACCAAATGCACCACTTGCATGCCCAGCTTGTCCTACTCCTGCAGAGATCAGTCCATCAGCCGTGCCAAGTAGTTTCGCTTTCTCTACAAGTCCTTGCGCTTTCGTCATCTTACCAGCAGCTACTGCCGCATCTACTGCTTCACCAGCCACCACGCCTTTTGCACCTAGTCCCAGTAGTCTTAGTACTTTCGTTGGTGCTAGCCATGCAGCGAGTGTACCGAATGAATCACCCATCGTATTACCGCTAGTCATAGCATCGCCAGTGATTTCAACTACGTCTTTTGCTTTTTCCCAGAAAGTTCTACTAGGATCTACTATTCGCTTACCTAAGTCTTGCATACGTTGCTGTTCAGCTACATTTCTCTCTACTCCAAAGAACTTATCTACTGCTTTAGCCTTCTCTTCAGCCGTACCGAAGTCACCCAGCCCAGTGAACTCTGCTACTGCATCTAGTGGATCAACTATCGCTGTCTTCACACCACTCGCCATAAACGACTTAGCAAAGTCACCAGCAAATCCTACCGTACCTTCCAGCACACCTGTTGGAGTAGGCAGTCTTCGTCCAGCAAATGCATTCATTGTCGGATCTAGTGCATGTGCATCAGTTAGATTTTCTTTAGTATACGGATTGATTACGTCTGTAAGTGGTCTATTGTACGGATCTAGTTTAGGATTCTTCTTAACTAGTGCAGTTACTCCTGCACCTTCGAATGCTTTTGTTGAGTCAATTGCTTCTGCATCCGGATTGAATGGTGCTATCCATCGTTCACCGTCTTCAGGTTTACGCACTAGGTCTGCCATAGCCTGCACTTGCTGCATTGTACCTACTGCTTGTACATCTTTCTGTGTCACATCATTAATGTGCTTACCGGTCAGCTCAGCTGCTTGTAGTCGTTGCATGTCCATCGCGTAGTCAGACTTTTCGTCTTTCGTACTGCCAGGCATCCATGTAGGTAACTTCTCAGATACCCAACTAGGTAGTACACTAGTCTTATGCTGTACTTCTGCCGCATCGTATCTACCTAGTGTAGAGCTCTCACGCATCTCTTGTCCACCAACCATCAATGGCGAGTCAGCGTCCACTAGTCCTTCAATTCCTACTTCTTCGTAGCCTGATAAATCAGGTCCACCGCCGAGTAGATTTAGTTTAGCCTGCTTAGTTGTAGCTAGTGAGTCAACTTTTGATGATAGTATATCAGTTACTGTAGTGTCTATTGAGGTGGGTTCAGCAGATGCTAGTCCTAGTCCAAGTTCTGCCTTAGCTAAGTTTAGTGCGGAGTTATTCATTGTTCACCTTATAATGTAGTTACGCCTATTATAGCGTAACATACATTAATTTAGGCTTTATTTCCGTAGTTGTAACAGTCTTTCAAGTTCTACTATGCGAGTCCCAATTTGTGCTGCTGCCTCTGGTGTTGTAGGGGCCATATCTCTTAGTTTAACTAGTTCTTCCGCTGCTTCTTGAGCTTCTTTCCTACCTAATGATAGCAATGGTTGGTTACCTAAGTTTATTGTAGGACCGGAAGACTCTATTTTAGTATCAGGAAGAATACGACGTACCTTTTCGGCTACTTTAGTCTCTGGAAGTAGTTTACCTATCTTATTACCTACCCATTGTACCGGTGCCATTACAGTTTTACCTAGTACCTGCCCTACTTTACCTAACGGTACTGCCGACGCTGCGTTACCTGCTATACTCCATTTAGCGTCACTAATCTGTTTATCGTGTAGTACCTCTTTGTACTTAGGATCTGCTGTCATCAGGCTAAACTGATAATTCTGTGCGAGTTCTTTAGCAGGTCCATTATCAGTAGTATTAATAAATGTCTCAAGCTTTTCAGGAGTATCTAGTCCTAGACTCTTAAACTCGTTACTTGCTCGTAACAACGTACGATCAGTAACTGTACTTCTTGTGCTACCTTTAAACGTTAGCGCATTTGCTATTGAAGGCAGCAGGTCACTTCTAGGGTCTTTATCGAATAAAGCTTCTAGGTTAGTTTCTAGTACTCTTAAATCTTTTTTGTTATTAGGATCTAGCTTAGGCGGTGTTACATCAACAACTGTACCTTTAAACTGTGTTGGTGCTGTTACTCCTATCGGTGTAGGCGGCAGTACGCCTTTTACTGGAGGCACGTCTGCTGTTGTCACTTCAGGTGTTTTACTACCAGCCGGCTTTAGTAGCTTATCTAGTACAGCGTCATACTTTACTGCTGCCTCTCCACGAATTTTACCTTCATGGTAACCATACGCAGGCACTTCATAGTGATCACTAATCAATCGTGCACGTTCAGCTGGCGATGTTACTCCACTTAGCATCTTACCTAAGTCCCTATAACCGCCTTCAGTCATATCGTGCAACGCATATCTGTACTGCCATTCATTAGGTACATCAGCTAGTTTATCGTACTTCTTGCCTGTACCTTGCTGTCTATTGATCCAGTCAAGTGCCCCTACTTGTCGTTCATTTCTCCACTGCAGTAATCCAGCTGATGTCTTACCATCACCTAGTAATTGCCCATCTCCACTTGATTCAGCCGCTGTGGCTATTGCAATGTCTTTAGCTAGTGGGTGATTACGCACATCTGCAGGCATTTGATTTACGATGTCTGTCAGTTGTTTTTCACTGACATCAATCTTAGTTCTCCACTTATCCGGTACTTTATCATAGTAACCTCTAGGCGGTTTTACACCGTACTTCTGAGTAAACTGCAGTTCTTCTGGTGATTGTTGTAGCGCTACTGCACGTTGCTGATTTTCCTGCTGTGCTTTCAATACTTCAGGCTTTTCTACCATACCCTTACCCTGCAAGTCTTTCAATAGGCTATACTGAGTACGCTCTTGTGGAGACATCTCTATTAATTTTTTCTCTTCCTCAAGCCTAGCTTTACTTTTGTCCATCAATGAGCTTAGTTTACTTACTTGATCACGTATGTCGGCGTCTGCTACAGTACCAGTTGTGCCTAGCAAATTACCTATTTGTGCACGCTGTGCAGCTCTATTCTTTATTGATCGATCAATAGTTTCGCCGATTGCCGTATCTGTAAGGCCACTTACTGACACAGTATCAGGCATTATCGAGTTGTGAGTCTTCTTTACACCAAGTAGCGATGCTTCTGCTGCAACTAGTGGATCTGCGCCTTTAGCTACTGTTTGGTTGTAGTTCTCAAGTACAGCGCTCTTAGCTGCAGCTAGTTTATCACCACTAATATCAGCATACTTCTTATCAGAAAACTCTTTATTGATTACTTCCATGGCCTTTGCTGCAGCTGTTGCATCGTTCTCACTTAGCTTAAGCAACTGTTTTGTAGCTGCTAGTTCTGTACTATCTACAATACCATCACCGTTAGCATCTTTACTACCGCTTCTACTTGATGTACCTCGCATAGTCTTAATAGCATCTAGTCCAAACTGCAAGTGCTCTTTCTCCGCAGCTCGCATAGCTTGCTCATTCTTTTCTAGCGCTGCTGCTTTAGCTACTGTCTCTGCATCTCGTGCAGTGTTCATCATTACTGCCATTTCTAACGGTACTTTACCGCCCATTGTACTTCCGACTCGCTGTAAGTACTCCGCTTGTGTCTCTAGGTACTTAGGATTACTCGCCATTGTTTGAGAGAATCGACCTAGATCACCCTGTAGTTTTTCTTTTTCTGCTACTTGTGCAGGAGTATCTGTCGGTAGTACCGCCATTTTCTCTATGTCAGCTGCAGGTATGATGTCCGTTAGGCTAGCCGCATTACTCAGCTCCTTCGGCTTCATAAGGCCTAGCGCCATTGCGTCTTTAGCAGTTCTATCATCTACCCTCATCTGATGCTCGGCCTTCTGCATGCCTAGTAGCTCATTTTTGTAAGCTTCATCAGCAGCTGCTTTCTCTCTAGCTAAGAAGCTGTTAGTCAAGTCACCTGCTATATCTGCAGCACTAGCCACACTTCTAGTAGCATTAGCCATCATCTGGTTACTACCACTATAGTTAGGTGCCACCGGATTCCATTGTAGTAATTTACCAGCCATTACGTATCCTTAGTTGAATGTACGACTGACGTTACCGGCAGTAGTAGCAGCTCTTGCCGCGTTTTTCTGATCATCAGTCATTGTACCACCCGCCAGTGCTAGTCCTACGTTAGTTGAGTTAGCTCTACCTTCGTTAATCAAGTCCGCCTGATTAGCTAGGTTAGTTCTTGCAGCTGCTTGCTCTGCTGCAAACTGGTCTTTGGCTAATCCTAACTGCTGCATTCCTGTGTACGCATTAAGTAGTGAAGACCCTGCTTTTAGTACATCAGCCCCTGTACTCAAGTATCCACCACTACCAAACCAGCCAGTTTCGGCTTTAGGAGTATCACCTACTGTCATACGAATTTTATCCCATGCTGCCAGCGGTGTAGTAACATCTGTTCCTACGTAGTCCTCTGCAGCCACATTACCACCTTGTAAAGAATCTTGTATCAAATCTGGAATTTTTGTTGTACCTTTTAAACTAATATTAGGAACTTCAGCTTTAGCCGTGTATTGATTACCGTATGTACGGTATCTAAGAGCTTGTGCTAGACCTTCACCCATATCATCACCTCGTTAATTTTTTCTATTCTACCATAACTTAACTTAAATTATCCCTAACCTAAGTTGGTTACTTACATAGTTAGTTGTCAGCTTATTATAATCATACAGAGCATTGTAGTTATACTGCATATCCCTCGCTCTATACATCATCAAGTCTACACCTTCTAAGTACGCTGGCTTCACTTGCATTCGCGCTAGTTGAGCTACTTCAAATGTGCTTATGTCATCAAGCATACTCTGCTTGACCTCATCTATTTCAGCTTGCTTTGTCTCAACTTTCTGTGCCCATACCTGCCATTCACCCTGCAACTTACTCATATCTGCCGCCGCAGCTGCACTTATTGCTGTGCCTACTCCACCTACCGCAGTAGCCCACTGACTTACGCTCCATGTCATATCCATAGCACTTAAGAAAGAGTTACCTTCGGCCCCTACACCACCACCAGCCCACACAGATATAGCCACAAACGCCACAGCTGCTAATGCTCTCAGAAACGGGCTGTCCGTAGCTTCCATTATCATCTTGAGCAGCATTGTTGCCCCTAGCATTACTGCTGTCGTCATTAGTGCTGTACTTAAGCTGAATGACGCAGGGTTCCATGTAAAGATAAACACTATTATCCCTATTACCTGTAGCAACTTTCCGAATGCTTCAGTCTCGTACCACTCTAAGTGCTGTACACTCGCTGCGTATATTGATATAATCAGTGTCTTATTGAATAACTCTTGCTGCTCTAATGGGCTTAACTTACCTATAAAGAAGTTAGAGATAGGTATAAAGAAGCTATCCATACCTAGGTCTATTGCTTTAATCCCAAATAACCCTTCCCTATCTACAAATGTTATTGTGCTCATATTACCAAGCACAATTTCCACATAATACTCTGGCTCTTCTTGCTTCTGGAGTATCAACGTAGTGCCGCTTATACTATGTTTGTACGAGCCTAAACTGCCTATTATTCCAGCTTTTACCTCTCTAGTTTGCGTCTTCCATCCAAGTGCGGCATTGAATGGTCCTTCTCTGTACGTAGCCACGTAGCCTTGATTCCCTGTACCTATCCCTAAATCGCTAAAGGAGTAGTCAAACATCATAAATAACGTCTTAGAGACTACTTTACTTGTATCTTTTGGATTTAGTCCGAAGTGTACAAACGCATCTTCCACATTAGCTATCTGATCGTTCTCCATCAATGAATCAGTCAGTACATCTATATCCATATTAATAAACTCAAGCATCTGTTTAGCTTGTAAGTACTCTTCACTGGTTTTATTACTATTTACGTTTACTGCACTATTACGTATTGTTACAATAGGCAGCATCTCTAGCCCAGTAACATAGTAGTTTGTACTATCAAGTATAGTCCATACACCACTGCCTTCTAAATACACCCACCAGTACCATTGTCCAGGATCACCATTCTCATACTTTACCACGTAGTATCTTTTAGGTAGGAATGCCACTACTTGCAATACCGCATTTGCGTATACTACATCTAGCTCAGTGCCGCTGCTCTCAGTACTTGACACACTACCTACTACACTATCTTTAGGTACTACTACGTTCGTGTTACTGATTTCTGTAGTAGTATCACTAATTAGCCCACTCTTAGTGCCTGTCACAACTGCATGCCTACTGACTACAGTATTCACATTATCGGTAGTTGCGTCAATATTAGTTACAGTTATTGTAGTAGTATCAGTAGTTACTGTAGTTCTATTCTCATAACTACTTATGTACACATCATATCTATCATACGTATAATTATAGTCTATATTAACTACTTTATAAGTATCACTATTATACGTTAGTGTATTCAGTGATGGTGTATAGCCATGGCTATTATGAAGTACATAGCCAATATACTCATATTTATCAGGAGAACTTATCTTAGATGTAAGTACTGTACTACTGATTCCGTACTGTGTATCAATGCACTGCTTAATCTTAGTGTTATCAAGTACCATTGCCTTCAAGTTACACTCTGGTAGCCCATGTACGTAGTGGTCTTTACCATAATGGTACATTGTGTTATACCTAGCCCTAGCTAACGATGCGTACGCAAGTACTCTTTCCATTATACCTAACGAAGGATCTTTCTGCCTCTCTAGGCATACCTTAACTATTGTATCAGCTAATCGTTCGTCTTCCTCGATTATTCTTTTTACTGTTACTTCTGTACTAATTATGTCTTCAGCTTTTATACCAAACAATCCAACTACGAACTCAAGTATCGGCTCTAGTATCACTTCCCATATAGTTTCCACTATCTCAGTAATTATGTCAATAACTGCTTCTACTGCTCCTAATACTGCATCTACCATATCTTCAACAAAGTCAACAACAGCGCTCATTGATGTATCTCCAGCATCTCATAAATTCTTCGTATCTTATCAGATGCGTCTTCAAGCTTAACTGTTAAGTAGCCACCATTATTGTGCCATAGTCGTATACTTACTCCATCAACTATTGATCTCAAATATAGAAGCTGATTACTGTGAGGTAAGAACAGTACTTTCCTTGCTTTGACATGTTCAAACATTTCTTTCATAAGCATACAGGCAGCGTATACATTACCAGCCATATACATACTAACGCCATAGTGTGTATTCTTCTCTTTACGCAGGTACAAGAAGCCAAGGCATATGCCAGCGTTCATTACTTTGTACGCACTATTTTGATCTACAGCTACTTGCATGTACCCTTTATACTGTTCGGTAGACATGTCACTTACTATACTCTCAACTACTTTGTAGTGTTCCTCAATATCACCACTACTGCACTCAGTAACTTCATACTGCTCACACTTTGCGTAATATATAGCCACCATTAGCAAACCTCTTCTAAAAGGTAGTCAGCTAAGAACTTATTCGCCGCTATTTCGGTATGATGTACTTGCTGAATACGCATGCTGTATGTTCTTAAATGTGCACTAATCTTATTAATACCATCTAAGCATCTATTTGGACGTAAGGCACTAGACAAGGCCTTACTAAGAGCTTGTAAGTCTCTTTTTATAAACACGTAATCTACAACATTTAACAACTCAACCGAAGGATTCGCAAATAACACAGTTTTTTGTAAGCTAAGCGCATCAAATATACTAGCTATATGCGCTTGTTTGTACAGCTCTCGCCATCCTGGAGCATTTGTAACCCTTCTGGATGTATATAGCTGCACAGCATTACGTATATCACATGTAGTACGTAGTGTATAGCCACAAGGGCTGTACTCACTAAATAACTTACTAAGATGCTTTAATAGGAGCGTATCCCCATCTATGATACAATCATCGCACAATTGACAACAATATGTCTTTCCTGTACCAACATTGCTTAGAATAAGTTTTCCACTATACTCTTGCTTAAGGCTATACATTAACTATACTTTCTTTAGTATACAGCTGCCATAGAAGTTCCCTAAACCACTTGCTACACATAGCACATCGCCCTGTACACTATCATCATCTAGAGCCATACATAATTCCAACAATGCGCTTACTCCTTGTGTATGACCTATCTCTGGCTTGTAGTACACTGTCTTTCTACCAAACACCATCTGCTCTTCAGCCTTATTATTATTGTCAGTACCTGTACCATGAGGCT